TTCGAACCCTTGAACGACTTTCGCCGTTGTTCGCTTTCCAAGCGAGTGCCTTAAGCCAACTCAGCCATCTCTCTAAAATGGTAGTAGGAGTCAGATTCGAACTGACGGACGGCTCATCACCGTCTCGGAGGTTCAAGCTCCGCGCCTTAGGCCTAGCTCAGCCATCCTACTGAAAAGTGATTGGGGCCGGTTCCTACCCAGCTATAAGACGTTCGGACTCTGATTTCCTACTAGGCTCATGTACCCTTGGGCTCCAACAGAGTTCTACCGACCCAAAGAGGCGTTACATCGCTCTCTCCCAACCGTAAAATCTTTGCGCGGCGGTACGTGGTGTTCTTTCCCTCGCGGGCCAAGCACGTATTCTGTGGCGGACTGCCCCTATCCCGAGCCTTTATTCGGGCTTTTGCAAGTTGTAGACCAGATTCGACACTGGTTATCGTACACGGGGGAATCGAACCCTAGAGGCGTTCCAAGCTTACGAAGCTACCTCTCTGCTTTCCATGCTGCGTGTCCTTCCACGCCGCTACAAAAATGGCGTTCTCGGGAGGGTTTGAACCTCCATGCCGTCCAATTACTTTGCTTATGGCCCGCTTAGGAAACGGGGAAGATACGAGAACAAAGTGGTGCTCAACGAGGGATTCTCGCCCTTATTCCCGGTTTCGAAGACCAGTGTCTTAGTACATTAGACGAATCGAGCAAAGTGGCCCAGATGACAGGATTCGAACCCGTCGTTCAACGATGTTAGAACCATCGGTAGCTCTCCCATGCTAGCATCTGGAAAAATGGCGGGAGTGTTCGTTGCTTCGAACCCGTGACCGGAACGCCGTAACTGTTTCTACGGACTCCCATGTGGAAATGTCTCCCGATAGGGGAATTTAACCCCTTCCCAGTATTCGGTCGTCACATACTGCTTTGGTCATTTGCTTACTCCCGTTTAGGAAGAGACCCCGGTGTGGGGTTGACAAAATAGCATTCGAACTTAGAATCAGTCTAGATTTCGTGTATATCTCACGTTATGAGAAAGATACCGACTGACATTAGTACACTAACTGAACTAGTTCAACAAGGACTACAGATTCGAGATATAGCAGAAAAACTCGCCATGAGCAAAGGAACCGTTCGTAAACGTATGAAAGAGCACGGATTGAAGTCATGTCACAAGCTTAAGATGACCGAAGAACAGCGCAAGAAAATGTCTGTCGCCCGCCTAAAATGGAATAAAGAAAACCCAGAAAAGCTTAGTCAACTAATGACCAAGCGGGCTAAAAACCGCTCTGTTCCCTGTGAAAGGCTTAAGAAGTGGTTAGAAACCAAAAATATCGCATTCGCCGGGGAGTACCCCCCACTCTTACATAAAAATCGTGCCTTCTCCATAGACGTGGCTTTTCCCGATAAGATGGTGGGAATAGAGGTAAATGGAAACCAACACTACTACCCCGATGGTTCATTGAGACCCCGTTATCAAGAACGCCATGACTTGATAGAAAACGAAGGATGGAAACTCTACGAAATATATTATCCGATATGTTTCAAGGACGAAGAGTTGGAAAAAATGGTCTCTCTTATCATGTCTTCGCCTATCAAAGCCACATTCGATTATGGCGCTTATCGCCCCAGAACAAAAAAGATGCCAGTGAACAAATACGCTAAGGGGGACCATTCGTGGAGACGCTTGCCGCGACATGAGACGCGGCGATGTGTTTGGCCCTCGAAAAACGACCTTGAAAAACTCGTTTGGGAAAAACCAAGGTTTCAATTAGCCAAAGTCTTTGGAGTCAGTGATGTTGCAATAAAGTCGTGGTGCAAAAAATACGGAATAACAAACTTGCCTTCTCGTGGATATTGGGCGCGCAGACATGCTGGGCAAACTCATGATGAAGCTTTGGCGGCGGCCTCGACAAAAATGGTGCAATCGACAGGGCTCGAACCTGCATGAGGGGTTAACCCATCCGCCTTCGCAGAGCGGTGCCTATCCAGTTAGACTACGATTGCATACAGGGTTTTTACATCAAGACAGGAACCTCAGTAAGTTAAAACCGGTCTGTTTGCGATATTACGGCGCGCAAACTCGCTACGCTGTTCGTCCTCGGGGGCTTTCGTGACTTTTCGCAGACACCTTTAACGGGCTGCTACAACGAGCCGTATTCACCACTGTAACGAACAAAATGGGGTGGCCAACGGGACTCGAACCCGCGACCCTGAGATTCACAATCTCATGCTCTAACCAACTGAGCTATAACCACCATAAGAGATTTCCCATCGCTCACCGGGCGGCGGCATTTCCCCACTGTTCGCCGTAGCGTTTGTGGTGCCATTCTGCGCGTAACCCCTGCGAGGAGTACCGTGGTGGTTTTGAAGCAAGCTGGGTGAATCGTTTTCTTGTCACGCTTTCGCGCCCCCGGCAGAGGGATAGTTGCTGCCGCTACTACTGACAAAGCAAATTACCCTACTGACTCGAACAGTCTCACCGGTTTTAGGACCAGTTTGTCCAAGTGTCCATCCCTGCCGGGCGGCTTAACTTGGATTAGTCCCTATCGCGAACTGGGACAGCATCAAACCAAAGATGCTTTGGGTAAAGTGGAGCCGCCGATGGGAGTCGAACCCGCAACCTGAGCTTTACAAAAGCCCTGCTCTACCATTGAGCTACGACGGCAAAAATGGAGCACACAACTGGAATCGAACCAGCGACATCTTGTTTACGAAACAAGTGCTCTACCGACTGAGCTATATGTGCGAAAAGTGGGGAGACCGGATTCGAACCGGGCATTTGATATCGTATTCAAGACTTATGGCGTTGAATCGGGTCTTTCTCGGTTATGAGCCAAGGGTGTCGCGACCAAGTGAACCTGCTATCATCAACGTGCTACCGTTACACTATCTCCCAATTGGTAGGGCAAGTGGGATTCGAACCCACAACCAAAGGATTATGAGTCCTCTGCTCTGACCGTTGAGCTATCACCCTAAAATGGTCCCGGTAGAGGGGGTCGAACCCACATGCGTTTTTAGCGCGACGGATTTTGAGTCCGTAGTGTCTGCCAATTCCACCATACCGGGGAAAATGGTCGGGCCGATGGGAGTCGAACCCACACGGGACTAGGCCCAGAGGTTTTTAAGACCACTGCGTGCTACCGTTTCGCCACGACCCGAGATACAAAATGGCGGCGCTACGGGGAATCGAACCCCGCTTTTCTGATTGAGAATCAGTTTTCCTAACCGATAGAAGATAGCGCCAACTAACAAAGTGGTGCCCGGAGCAGGGGTCGAACCCGCACGCCTTGCGGCAATGGCTTCTAAGACCATCATGTCTGCCAATTCCATCATCCGGGCAAAGTGTTAAAGTGGTGCTGTCTCTCTCGCCGTCACTCTCCAAGGGCGCGGGGGTACAGTCCATCCTTGGTATCGTTTTAAGTTAACGTTAAGGCTAAAAAATGGTGCGGATGACAGGGGTCGAACCTGCCTGCCTTTCGGCGCATGCCCCTCAAGCATGAGTGTCTACCAAATCCACCACATCCGCAAAATGGAGCTACCGGCCCGGATTGAACGGGCGACAACGTCCTTACCAAGAACGTGCTCTACCAACTGAGCTACGGCAGCAAAATGGTGCGAATGACAGGACTCGAACCTGTGACATGGAGCTTATGAGTCTCCTGTTCTACCAACTGAACTACACTCGCATAAATGGTGCCCCGCTGGGAATCAAACCCAGTCGATGTCCCAATAAACGGTTGGGCGGTGTCTCAAAACCTCCGGGGCAAAATGGTGGGAACAGCGGGAGTCGAACCCGCAACCTATTGATTAAGAGTCAATTACTCTACCAGTTGAGTTATATTCCCATAAAACTTTCAGTGGACGTAGCCGCGATTCTGTTTGTGTATTCATTTCTCTAACCGGAATGGTTAACTTTTCCGATTGTTAACCAAAATGGTTAACTGCACCAACCCGCTCATCGAAGGGAAGCACTACCCTAGAACTGTTTGGCTTGCAGATACCTTGTGGTGATAGCGACAATTATCGCGACATCATGTCGGGATAACCGTCTCCCAGCGGCTGCTTTTCTGTCGCGAACTTCCTCTGCTTTGCGTTGTAGCAAAACAGCGAATACTCTCCTACTGAAAATGGCCGGGTGGATAGGATTTGAACCTATACTGGACGAGTCAGAGTCGTCGGTGCTACCATTACACAACCTCCCGAAAAAAAAGATGGCAGGCCCACATGGATTCGAACCATGACTAAGCGAGTCAAAGTCGCTTGTGCTGCCATTACACAATGAGCCAACAAATTGAGTCCCGATATTTGATATAGTCGCCTCGGCACAACAGCGACTGCTACGGATTCAGGGTTACCTTGCGCAACCGTAACCTCCGGGCTCCGCTCACCATACGGAAACGCACATATAAGAGCGACCTATCCTAGCGTTACCTACACAGTGGGTTTGATGGCCCGGCAAATGGTGCTCGCTACAGGACTCGAACCTGTGACCCCTTGAATGTCGTTCAAGCGCTCTAACCAACTGAGCTATGCGAGCAAAAAATGGTGAGGCCCCGCTTGTCATTGTGCTCCCTGCGCTGCCGGAATTGAACCAGTTAACGGGGGACTTGAACCCCGCTGCGTGACAAGATTACGCCATGTAATCCTCAAAATGGTCGGGCCAGACAGATTCGAACTGTCGGTCTCATGCACCCCATGCATGCGGAATACCAAGCTATCCTATGGCCCGATGAACGTTTGATTACGGTAAACGTGACTAAACCCGCTTGGCCGGTCTTTGCGTTAGCATTGACTAGTTACGAAATGGCTGCCGAGGCAGGGGTCGAACCTGCGACCAAGTGATTAACAGTCACCTGCTCTGCCACTGAGCTACACGGCAATAAATTGGCTGGATTCTGTCCACTGCTTCAAGGACGGGCTTTTAACCAGCAGAGCCCTGCAAGATGGTGCGCAGCGAGGGATTCGAACCCCCGACCCTCTCGGTGTAAACGAGATGCTACTAACCGCTGAGCTAGCCGCGCAAAAATTCCCGATTTTGGTGGAGTCGGGCTCCCCTGAACCCAGATATTCCCGGTGAGGTTTATCTGGCAAATTGTGTCGCGCCGTTGGAGTTGAACCAACTACCTAGGACTGGTGATAGTATCACCGTTCACCGGAAATCAGACGCGACGAATAATACAGTCTCCCATGGTCGGAACCAAGGTACGTGGAGATTGCTATACTAAAGCTAAAAAGAATCAATACCTTATTCCATGCCCGCGACTATCCAGATTATCGGCGTTGTCATGGGATTACTCCCAAGGGCGATACGGCATTGCTGCTATTGATTCAAAATGGCAGGATATACGGGATTCGAACCCGCGACCTCTACATTGACAGTGTAGCGCTCTAAACCAACTGAGCTAATACCCTATGAAAAAATTTAACGTGCGACCGGTGGGCTTTGACCCCACAACCGATTCCGGAGTCAACTGAACCGGCTTACCAGAGCGACTTCACGAACGCACGTTGGGGAGCTACCCCAAGTCATAAAATGGTCCAAGCGACAGGATTCGAACCTGCGACTTCCGCGTCCCAAACGCGACGCTCTGCCAGACTGAGCTACACTTGGATAAATAACTAAATGGTCCGTATGACGAAACTAAGAGTGAAATCGTGTATAATAGACGATGCAATCTCTCTATACGCCAACGCAATTTGAAGAAGCTAAATCTAGGGACAAACTCCCGCTTAAATGCTGCTGTTGTGAGCAAACTTTTCTAAGAGCAAAGAATAAAATCCAAGCCGTCTTAGCCGGTGATGAAACTCAAACGCTCGAATTCTGCTCAAGAAAATGCATACATGCAGCAAAGGCGAAAAAACTTAAAATTGTATCTTGTCAAGAATGTGGAGCCGAAGTCCTTCGTCGTCCGCACCAACTAGCCCAACATCAAAAAAGGGGACTCAAATTCCACTTCTGCTCCCAACGATGCAGTGGGTTATACAAGGCCGCGCATAGGGAAACTGGAACGAGACGGTCGAAACTGGAAGTATGGTTAGAAGAACAGCTTACGTCACTTTACCCAAATCTTGTTATTGACTACAATAAAACGTCTGCGATTGGAAGCGAATTAGATATTTTTATTCCCTCTCTAAAGCTGGCCTTTGAATTGAACGGCATTTTTCATTACGAACCTATTTTTGGCCAAGACAAACTAGACAATGTACGGAAAAAGGACCAAAGTAAGTTTGCCGATTGTCGAAGCCACGGTATTGGCCTATGCATTATTGATACTAGCCACGCGACTCATCATAGTCCGAAAAAGAGCCAACCGTTTCTTGACATCATTACGAAGATAATTGCCGAAAATGGTGAGCCGTGCCGGATTCGAACCGACGTTATGTTCCGTCCCGAACGGAAAGCCATACCAGACTAGGCGAACGACTCAAAAGAAACCAGAGATTCATCACCGTGAACGGCGCTAGGAATGGCCTCTGGGCTGTAAATGGATGCGGGGGTTGGATTTGAACCAACGACCTTCAGGTTATGAGCCTGACGAGCTACCGGGCTGCTCCACCCTGCAATAAAATGACTGCCGTTATTCCCATATTTCAGGCGGCGACGGTATAAGCGCGTGAATTGTCTTGCGACAATAAAAGGGGGCCGGAATCGCAATGTCCCGGCAATTGTCTTTCGACAAGAAGATGGTGAACACGGCTGGAATCGAACCAGCGACACGTAGCTCTTCAGGCTACTGCTCTACCAACTGAGCTACATGTTCGTAAAAATGGCAGGGGCGGCAGGACTCGAACCTGCAAAGGCTTTCCCGGTACGCCGGAATACGTCTCACCTTCAAACCTAGACTTCTCGCTCGTCAGCTTATCGCTTTCGGTGACAGCGCCCCTATATCTAAAATGGCATGGACAGAGGGAGTCGAACCCCCAACCTGTAGTTTTGGAGACTACTACTCTACCAATTGAGCTATGTCCATGTAAAGAAAAGGCGACGCTTGGAGGCTATTAACCTAACCCCATTGGTGCCTCTGGGAATCCGTCTAACCCTAACGCGCAAGGAGCGGGATGCATCCCTTCTTGCCTCCGTCTTAGTCCGGCATAGGTTTAACGGTCCAGCCCAGAATTTTAGTAAGCCCCGTTGGGAACCGACTATAGGTTGCCCAAGCGTCGTAAAATGCTGGGGCGTCAAAGGGGTACAGGCCCTCAACCCCGTAACTTTCCTGCACTGCGAATGTGTCCCTAGCGCGCCGATTCAGCCTAACTAGTATTGTGATGGCTAAATCCCCAAGGGCGCGGAGGGGACGTAGGATGTTTTACCTTCAGGCTTCGAGCGGGAATCTTCACACGTTCAGGTTACCTAATGACATTGTCTCGTCTGACGCAACCTCGCCTACCTGCCTTCTATTAAGAGCTAGTTTATCTAGCTCGGTAAAATGGTGGTCAAAGTGGGATTCGAACCCACGACCCGCGCCTTATCAAGACGCCGCTCTAACCACTGAGCTACATGACCAAAACTAAAGAGATGAATGTGGGTGGATTCGAACCACCGGCCTGAGTCAATAGGTCGCTTTTTAGGTGTCTTTTACCCTTTAGGGACAGAACGTTACATGCCCAATAGACCATCTCTGCTCTACCAACTGAGCTACACAAACGTAAAGTGGTCCCGGCGATAGGATTCGAACCTACTAGCCCAAAGAGAATTGATTTACAGTCAACCGCGACCCTCCAACGTCAGCCGCACCGGGATACTAAATGGAGCCCACAAAAAGTGGAGCGGTAAGCGGGGGTCGAACCCGCGACAGCCAGCTTGGAAGGATGGCACTCTACCAACTGAGTTATTACCGCGTGACTAAGACTACCGAAGCCTTTTCCTTTACGGCCAAAAGCTTCATGCCGTCCTGACTAAAGATGTATGCCCTATCCCAGTAGACCAGTACGCGCCGACCACCAAGGTTGTCCTCCCAGACCGAATCGGGTCGCCCGTTCTCGCTTAAGACGCGCAGGTAAGGACTGTATGCAACCGGTTCGGGCGATGTCGCGCAACCGGCCAAGGTGAGGACGAGGAGAAGAAAGAGGGATTTCATAAGGTGAGTAAACCCCTTCTGCGCCGCAATGTCAAGCTAAAATGGTGGGGTGTGGCTGGACTTGAACCAACAAGAAAGTTCTCCGGTTTCAGTGCCGCGACTTTCGGTGGATTTCGGCTACCAACTGAAATTGGGTCATAGCCTACCGGCCTCCATGTTTACCCTTTCATCACAAACCCCAAAGTGGTGGACCATAGGGGGGTCGAACCCCTGACCTCGTCAATGCCATTGACGCGCTCTACCAACTGAGCTAACAGCCCGAAACTTTTTGCGCGAGGCGTATAGCCCCAACCGTGTTCAGCGGTCATGTTTTTGTAGGTTGCGACTGACATCACAACCTTTTTGTCACATGTCTGGGAGAATCAGGGTATGAATCTGTTCCCGGCGCAAAAGATGCTAAAGTGGTGGACCGTATCGTGGCCCGCTACGCCGGGCTTGATACCGGAGGTTGAGCGAACTTAACCTGCACAATTGGTGGACCAGATGGGGATTGAACCCACCACACAAATCTTGCAAGGATTCGTCGCCGCCAAGGAACATGCCAGCCCAAAATTTTCTCCTGCCCAGTCGTCTCTCTCACTTATTGAAGGTGAGGTGCATAGACACCAGTCTTACTTGCGTAGCGCCGCTGGTAACCATCTACTGCCCGAGGGTTTTTCGCTGCCCTGCGTGGAGAAACTTTTTAAATGGAGCATGGGGCGAGAATCGAACTCGCTCATTGAGGTTTTGCAGACCACGGTCTTCCCACTTGACTACCCATGCATAAAGAAATTGGTGGTCCCGGTGGGATTCGAACCCACACAATACAACTTAAAAGGATGCTGTTCTACCATTGAACTACGAAACCAAAAACTAACATGCCCAACACAGGTTCCCGTTTAACTGGGTGGGTCACTCCCCACATTGGGCATGAAAATGGTGCGGTAAGAGGGACTCGAACCCTCGACATCCACGTTGGCAACGTGACGCTCTAGCCAACTGAGCTACTACCGCAAATACTGCTGGTCAACCACGCGCTACCCATCTTGATTAGAACCATGCGGCCTTTCGGTCATGGCAACTTAATTCACAAGCCTAAGCCTTGTCCGTTGTGCAGTAAATACTAAAGATGGTCGCCCCACGGGGAGTCGAACCCCGCTTTTCACCTTGAAAGGGTGCTGTCCTTACCGATAAACGATGAGGCGATACTAAAAATGATGCTCGGCTGGGAGGCATATCGGGCTAAACCCGACGCTCAAACCATTTGTCGCTGTTCCAGCGCACCGAGACTTCGTTTCTTGAACCCCATGACCGTTCATGGTAAAAGCACCACCGCGTTTAGCAGACTGGGTGGCAATCATTGCCTGAATTGTTTACGACTCGCACGGCTAGACGAGTTTCTGTTATGTCAAAGAGCAACGGGCTTGAAGCCCAAAAGTGACTGTCCATCCAAGATATGGTATCTCGGTAGGAAAGTAAAGAACAAAGTGAAAAAAGTTGCGAAAAGAACGGGGAACTAACACTGACGACTGACAAAGAGCCAAACAAAAAGCCCGACTAAAACCCGAATTTATCTGTGTATACTAATACATTATGATTTGTCGAACCTGTAAACAATCAAAGTCGGTCAACGAGTTTAAGAAAAAGGGGCCACGATATGACACCCTTTGTAAACTTTGTTATAATTTGGAAGAAAAACGTCGGGATTCAACTCCCGAACGTTGGGCTATGCGTTCATGGACTCGCCTAAACATGCGAGCAGGAAACAGATATGGAGACCAGCCCTGCTACAACCACGTAGAAGTGCGCATGAAACGTGATGAATTTATTACATGGGCTCTCGAAAAATATCAAGAATGGTTACAAAATCACGATATTTCCGAAATACCTACTATTGACCGTATTGACCCTTCTGGTCATTACGAAATAGCTAATATCAGAATTTTATCGCGAAAAGAAAATTCTTCTCACAATTTTGACGAGATAAGAAGACCGATGACTGCTGGTCATTTAGCCGAATTGGTAATAAAACATGCCAAAAGACTGAAAATTTCTACCAAAGAAATTACCGACATGATTATCAAAGAACAAGAAAAAGGCTGACCTCTTTTGGAGAATCAGCCTAAGAAAACAGTATAATAAATACGCCTTAGAGCGATTCTCCTAAGATTGGGGTTTCCGGATTGCGGGCTGTAAACCACGCGCACCCTTTGCCCGCAATCACGACGCTATCCTTGTGGGATTGCAGCGATAACATGGACTGTGAATAAGGGCGCATTGAAGGCGGAAGGTTGGGTTGAAGTTAGATGTACTACCTCATACACGGAAAGTGCAGGAAGTTTTGTGAGTGAAGATATTTTTTACTATCCTACTATAGTAGCTGTTCTGGGCGGTTTCGTCAACAAGAATCTTGAAAAAAGATGGGTGGTTGTACAACCCGTTACTTCCCAAGGACTTGGCGGCGAAGAAATCTGCGCCCGACCAATAAAATGAGGGCAAATCCAACGAGGATGAAGCCGAATTCAGCCGCCTCAGGAACATTTGGCTTGGGTTTTTTCTTCCCATGATGGTCGCGCTCCTGTTCGTAGGGCTCCCATGGACTGGCTTGGGCAATGGTAGTGTAGGTCATAAAGGGGGTTGTGTATCCTTAACTTCGATACGCAAAATTTCGAGCAGCCACTTCGGCGTCATGTCGGTCTGAAGGATGAGGTCACTGGTGTAACCGGTCTTGTCCTCTTCGCCCGTGATTTGGTAGGCTTCTTCCTCTAACGCGGCGAGTTGCTTCCAGAGGATAGAGGCCTGATTCTTGATACCGCAAAGGCGGTCGTATTGGAACTGGGTGATGGTGGTCATTAAGTCTTCGCCTGCGCTTCGGCCCCGAGTAGAGCCAAGGCTAACGTTCCCACCGGTTCGCCCGCCACTGCAAGCTGACGGCGCATGTGTTCTGCCAATTCAAGGCAGGCCTCCTGTTCGGCGGCGGGAAGAGAGGCGATAACGCCTTTGATGGTAAAGACTAGGTCTTGTGGAGATGTCATAAAGAAGAGCGGGATAGGAACATTTTTCGTAGAGTCTGACCGTTGGGACAAATGCAAAAGTTTTTACGGCCCGCTCTGTGTCCAGCAGGCGATATGGCAGTTTTACTCGTATCCAACTCACCAGTGTTGCCGCACAAGGAACAGAGTCCGTTTTGGCTGATATAATAAGTCAGCCAATATTCAGTTACCTTTTTACATTTTGGAGTCATGGTTAGATAGCTGGGTCAAAGGCGGTCATGGGGCGCGTGAACTCACCGGGCTCGTGAGCCTCAAATTCATCTTCACCCCACTTATTATCAGTTGCATACTGGTCACATTCGGGATGAAACCTCATGGCCCAAAAATCTCCGTAAGACTCTCCTACTCGAACACCATGCTTTTCACCTATCTCAATATGCTGGCCACAATACCAACAAAGATGTTGCTTGCGAGCGGTGACGGAACCTTTGTCGCAGACGAAGCTCATGGTTAGGCTCCCGTGTGCCCGTAGCCCCCAAGGCCCCGTTCGGTAGAGGGCAGTTCCTCCACCTCGGTCCAGTGCGCGTCATAGCGCTTCTCAATGATAATCTGTGCCACCCTCATGCCGGGGCGGATGGGAAAGATGGCGTTAGGGTCATCGGATAGGTTGATAAGAACAACCCCCACCTCGTCACGATATCCCGCATCTACCACGCCCGCCAGTACGTCAATCCCGTTCTTTACAGCCAGACCACTGCGCGGGGCGATACGCCCATAGAAACCGGGCGGAATGGCCATGGCAAGCCCTGTCTTAACAACGACGCGCTGACCGGGCTTGAGGTCGTGCGAGCTAATGGCAAATAGGTCATAACCCGCATCATTGGGCTTGGCTTGCTTGGGTACCTTGGCATCAAGGTCTAGCTTTATAAAGCGAACGGTAGGTTCACCCATCATGGCTCTTGCCCATTCGGCTGATAACTGGTCTAGGTCTGGTTTATCCATACCACCCATCATACCTACCCTGTCCTACCATGTCAACACTCTATTCAAAAAGATACGGTCTTGGCGCTATGTAGTTCTCCAAGACAGGGATGAAAACTGACCACCGGGGCAAACACCAACCCGGCGCTACATTCCCTCCTAGCAGGCGTAAAGGGGAGACTGGACTAAACCTTGCATGGAAACCATGCATTTAGTGTGTCGTGTCACTCCCCGAATTAGCTTAGGCACCGGGGACAGTCATGTTGCAAAAAAGATAAGCGGGCCGATTCCTCTCATGCAAGGGTTATCAGCTATCACGACTCGGCTATCCCCCTACGATGTCTACTGTCCTCGGGGGGTTCGCGCATGGGCCGATACGGTGTTTTGTAGACCACCGCCGCTTAGTTAGTGGGCCGGGCTTGATACCGGCTTGGGTCGGGAGTGTGTAAGTCCTCAGCAAGCCGCCCATCTTATGACCAACGGCTCCCCGCGATGCACCTACCTGCGCTGCGTGTCCTTCCACGCCGCCACTAAAGGGTGACGTTTCCGCCACCTCCACCACTGGTTTTACTAAACCAGAAAACGTTCAGTGTTCTCGTCAACGGCGACGTTTTTTACCGCTTCCTCTCAATCTTTTTTAATCCGTTACGTTTAACCATTGGGTTTTCCCAAGGTCTTGTAGTACACGAAGCGTCACTGAAAAATGGTGGACCTGACCGGAGTCGAACCGGTGTGTTTTCATCTCCTCGTCAGACATGCTACATACTTAGGATGATGGTTTTAGCTTTGTTCGTACCCTCTAACCATCCCATAACGGACGCGAACATCTTGAGAGATTCCCGATAGCAGTCCCAAGCACCATGCTATCTTGGCCCTACTTGTTTAACAAGGCGTAGGGCAAACCCCGTTCCCCCGCGTTTAGGCGAAGGAAAGGGCTGGGGTGGCCTCGGGCAGCGCGAACGCGGCCTTCAGCTTATTCCAGCAGCTAACAACAAACGATTTGACGTTTATATTGGTGAATCTGTTTAACGTGAACTACTCAATCACGGTATGCGAGTCTTTGGATTGGATGAAAGTCGAATCCAAAACAGGCCCATGTAAAAAGAACGAAATAGTGTCCCAGCTAGTGTACTATCGCCACACTACACGATTCCAAGACGTTTCGGTACGGACTGGCCGACCTACTGTTTCTCTTGGACAAACGGACATATTCAATAGGTCCGTATAACTGTTAGAAAGAACTGGGACAAAGAACTATACACTGAATGATAGGGAACCTAAGCGTGCGGGTCAAGATAAATCTGGCGCTGTTTGACTAAATCTTCCGCAAATTGTTTCTTGGGGTCTTCGCACCCACGGCCAAGAAGTTCCTCAATGGGCGGAATCACCCACGGTACAGTAGCTTCCTCCCCGTCAACTACCAACACGCGTCCTGACGGTGGCAATGGACCCTTGAATATAAACCGGTCTGCAAGGTCTTTACCGTGCCTGCTCACTAAATCCCCTTCTGCCGCAGCACATAGTGTCGGAAAATCTTACCCTTGGTTGCCCAAAACGCTTCAAGCTTGGCGCGCCATGTAACCGGGTGGCGATAGTTGTTCTCAAACCGGCAGACAATCCCATCCTTGGTAAACCACGGAACGGGCTTCCAATAGCGGGGGTTGGCGCGCAGGTCGTAATACTGGGTGAGGGTAGTAGTGGGCTGACCGATGGGAGTGCGCGCCCAATCGGGCTCACCGATGATAGCAGGATGTAGATAGAGAGACATGATAGATATTATAGCAGAGGAAAGGAAAGTGTCAACTCAAAGCATCTGTCTAATCCGGGCTGCGGCGCGTTGGCGGAAAACAAAAACGTCCTGAGGAGACATCTTGAGCTTACGGGGCAAGTGATTCCACTGTCCTTCCGCGACAAAGGTGTCTACGACTAATCTCTCCCGTTCGGAGAGTTCGCTAATCGCATCCCTTGTCTTCTGGACTCCATCCTCAGGCACGCTGATATCGGGTTCGTAAACCAAGACTTCCTCATCCCACTCGTTAGGCTGGACCATCTTACTAACCAAGGCTACCATAGGCATGCGCCGAACCCGGACCATGCGGTCCCTAATCTTGTTCTTCAACTGGTTTTGGGTGACCGTTCTCACCCAAGGTTGCCACGCCCGGCCTTTCTCTACCAACTTCCATCTCCCAAGTATGTGGATGAAGATTTCCTGCGCCATGTCATCCCAATCGTTTAGCTCGGGAGGAAGGGCACGGGCGCTACGGTAGAGTCGAACGCATTTACGAACGTACTCCCATATCTCGCGCTGAAGGGGAATGTCAGGCTTCGATGTCACCGCTCTTTTTTAGCTTAATCGGGTTGGGTTGTACAATAATTGAGTTGGCAAAGACCATGTCTTCAGAGTCTGCCCGCGTACCGTGAACGATGACAATGTCACCCTCCTTGGGCAGTTCCCCGTTGAACTGGCGACATCCCTCTATCTTTAGCGAGCCGTTCAGCATCGCCTTGGCCTTGGCGGTCTCATCGGTTAGGTCAAACCGAAGGTAGGCTTTCTTAGATGCGCGGCCCACCCCTTCCTTGACTTCCCCGACAAAGGCAACGAATGATACAGCATTACCCTTGGGCTCGGCCAGTACTTTGCTCACCGGCATCAGGTCGTCCACCTGTTTGGAATACAAATTGTGCAGCGTATTCGAATAGGAGAAGCCCAGATAATGGCGCTCCATAATGTAGATGCACAATTCCTCATAGCGAGTATTGTCCTGATACATCTTCCAGTACGGCTTTAGTTCCTTGCGGATGGTCTCCATGCGGGATGGCTTGATATAGGGTTTGCCCTTCTCGTCCACCTTGCCTTGGATACCCTTAAGCAGTTCGACCAAATCGTTGTTGAAGTCCGGCGCGAACATAGCCACGATGGGCTTTTCCCGCTCGGTCAGAATATTCCAAGCCTGCGCCTCGACCGCCAGCTTGGGACGCGGGGTGTTATCCACGTTGAGCGTGCCCGAGTAGATTAGCCCCACAAGGGTAGAGATGTTAATCTTGGCCTCCTGCGCGGCGTCAAACACATCGAACTTGTTCTTGAACTCGCGCCGGAAAGAGGCGAGTTTCGTCATGGTGGTGTCGCTAATCCCGCGAATGTGGGAAAGACCGAAGCGCACACCGTTGGGCTCAAGGCTGAAGTCCTCCTGCGACTTGGTAATGTCCGGGGGCAAGATGTTGATGCCCATTTGCTTGGACTCCACAATAATGGATTGTAGGACGCCTTGAGAATCGGGCTCATGGCGCGACAACTTAAGCAGGGCGAAAACAAACTCGCGGGGGTATTTGGCTTTCAGATACGCGGTCTGCGCGGTGATGTAGCTATAGCCGGTAGAGTGGTTGACCGAGAAGAGGTAGTCGGCTGAGGCATTGCATACGTCCCAGAAATACTTGGTCACCGTCTCGGGGATACCATACTTGATGCCGTTGGCGTACAGGATGGGCTCCCACTTGGCCATGTCCTCCTTGATTTTCTTGCCAATGGCGCGACGCACTTCGTCAGCATCAACCGCACTGAGTTTGTACACCTGTTGGCATACGTCGTTGATTTGTTCCTGATAGAGCAGGATGTTGCCCGTGGCTTTCAGCAGCGCATCAATCTCGGGGTAAATCTCCTTGTAGGTCCCCTCTTTCATGAACTTGACAAAGTCGTCTATGTAACGGAGCGAACCGGGGCGGCTCAGCGCGAGACACGCGGCAAGATGTTCAATCGTCTTGGGGCCGACCTTACGCACGACTTGCTTGGTCAGGCCATCCTCCACTTGGAAAAGCCCGTAATAAAGGTCGCTGTCACTGAGGTACTGATACAGGGTTGGGTCGTTTACGTCAATGTCTTCCGACTTGATGTTGGCCTGATGCGAGGCTTCCTCAATCAAGTCCACCGAACGCAGGCCCAGCAAGTCGATTTTGACGCCCAAGGTTGCGGCCACATTCATGTCGTTAGACGTGACGGTTTCCTTGGTCTTGGCCAGTTCGATAGGAATGTTGCCGTCAAGCGGCGCGTAGGAAATGAAGACGCCCGAAGGATGCTGCCCCTTCGACATGTTCAACCCTTCCAAGGCGCGAGCAATATCAAAGGCGCGCTGATGCTTGGGGTCTTCCGCGACCCACGCCTTTAGCTCTTTGCGCTTTTCTAGGGCTTTGTCCAAGTCCTCGACCTTACCGAACTGGGACTCAATACTGTCGGTAATGCTCTTGGCATGGACCTCGTTGAAGCCCAGATAAACCTTGAGTACATCCTTCAGCGCGGTCTTACCGGTGAGTTGGAGGCGAGTGGAAATCTTACAGGTCTTGCCCTTGTGGCGCTCTTCCACGTATTGGATGACGCGGGCGCGATTGACAAAGGAGATGTCGGAATCAATATCGCACAAATTTTTGCCGTCCGCATAGGTGATGCCGTCAACGACCTTGGGCTTGGCGCGAGCCTCGGAAAGGAAACGCGTAAAGTTAAGCTTGTGCTTGAGCGAATCAATCTTGGTGATGCCAAGGAAATAGCAGGAGAGGGAACCGCAGACCGAGCCACGGCCCGGACCTCTGGCAATCTTCTGTTCATCGCACCACACAAGGATGTCGCGCACCAAGAGGAGGTAGTCTACAATGCCGGTCTTCTCAAACACGGCGAACTCCATCTTGAGGCGGTCCTTGACTTCCTCTTCGGTAAAGCCGGTGAACTTGCCCGACGCTACCTTGGCCTTGTAGCCAGCCCATGCGAGGGCCTTAAGCACGTTGACATTGGAGGTAGTAGGCTTCAAGCCCAGTTCCTTTTTTTGCTTCGCGCTAATTTCCACACTGGGCAAACGCACCAAGCCTAGGAGCGGGAAAGAATAGGGGGTAAATTGAGAGGTAAAATTCATATCAAATCTCCATCTTCCACTTTAGCTGCTCGAACAACAGGCGCGTCCTAGACACGTCATAGTCGGCGCGGTGGGCTTCGGACTCACTGAATTCAATCCCGAATTCCCCGCACATCTGGCCCAGCTTGGTCTTCAGCTTGGCGTCACGGATACTCTGCATCTTGTATTGCCATGCCACGAAGTTAGTCATGTCAGGCTGAAGACCCTTGCGATACCCACGAGAAAGCGCGTCGGTGTCACACAGCTTGGGCAACCAAGACCAGTCCGGAGCCAACCCGATACAACGACGCAGGGTGTTATACATATAACCATCGAAGAAAAAGTTGTGTCCAACCACGTCCGCTATAGAGGGGTCATGCAAGCGCTCGGCAAACCTGTCATGAACCTTCTGGGGCGGCTGAGCCTGCTCCTTGTAGACGACATAGTTGAAGTTGGTCTTGGCCGCAGCCTCCTTGGATACGTCAAGGTCGGGCCACCAGATATACTCTGCCACGGATTCGTGAATAGTCTTGGAGTCAGCAATGATATAGGCAATCTGCCACGGGCGCGAATAGAAGAGGTTGACGCCCTCGGTTTCGAAATCTGACGTAAGTGCCTTACGTTCAGGCTGATAACGTCTAAGTGTTGTTCCAATCATGGCCGTACATCTGGGTTAAAGCTTTCTCAAAAAGTGCCCGTTTTCGGTCAAGCCATACGGGTGAATTGGCATAAAGATAGTGGTAAAGCAGACGCAGTGTATGACGGTTACCCGGATTGAACAAACGGCGTTCTCCTTTATAGAATCCGCCTCCATATCTCATGGAACTCAGTTTTTTGTCCGCCTTACGCTTCTCCAAGGAAAGTTTTGTCTGATGCACCCCGGCTTTTTTCATGATGGCTTCTTGACAAGCGACCATAAATGGGGTCGTTCCGATAGCTTCTACCGTCCATCGCTTATCGCTTATCGAAATACTACCGTCTCCGTCAAAGTAGCCCAAGATAAACGAGTTAACATATTGCGATGGAAGCTGGTTTTCGGGCGGAAATACAGTAGTCAAAGACTTTCGGGGGGTAACCCCCAACTGAACGAGATGATTAACGAAGTGAATATTGTTAATCATATAGCGTTCGCCCCCTCGTTCATTGTACAACGGACGCGAATCCTTCAGTGCCTTCCGGAGCTTTCCCAGATGTCCGTTATCTACTTTGGCCAAAGATATCTGAAACACACTCTTGTAGTTGTCTTTACTGAGATAGACATTCCCATCGGCATAGATAAAACCCAACCAGTAGGCCTTTTCGTGAGAATCAATAGTCTTAAAATAGTCTACGTCAAACTGATAGCTCATGCGACCTTCGGTCAGGCTCCGAAGAGAAACCCCCCATTCTAACAATTTCTTCGTAACATTACTAGAAAAATGCCCCAACTCTTTAGCAATGGCCTTCACTGGCACCCCGGCTTCATACATGGACACAATCGTCTCTTTTTCCCCATCCCATCGTTGACATGACGAGACCCCAAGACGACAAGCAATACTATAAACGGCACCAAGTCCGACCCCGTGTTTTTCCGCAAAATACGAAGCGGGATGTTCGGAATAGGAATTGGCAATGTCTTCGCGAAGAGCCGTAGACCGAGATTGAGATAGTTTAGGCATATTCTCTTTATACACCAAAAACGAACCTCTTTTGAGACAGAGAGCAGAAATCTACACTAAGGAAGACCCCAATCATTTGGTCAACTCCTTATAGGCTTCCCACGAAAACTTGTCCGAGCAAAGGTGGTCCACGCGGGGCGAGGAAAACTGGGCGCGGTTGTGAATGGCGCGGAAGGTTACATACGCTGGAAAATCCGAAGCCTTTTCATAGTAGATGCTTTTCACATCCTGAATATGCGCGCCCGAATTGGCAACGAACTGGTTAATGCCCTCTTCGATTAGAGAAACGAAAGGCAGACCTGACCCCACTTCATGGAGTAGAAAAAGCTCTTTCGTTGGAACCGGAAAGTCTGGTACAATAGAAGCGAGCGTAAGAGTATTCCGCGCAATGAACCCGCTAAAGAAGGGGATGGCCATGGCAAGGTTGGGCGTCCAAAACTGCTTGATAGTCTTCCAGTCAATGCGCCCGTGATAGTAGAACCCATCTGTCCACGCCCGGTTCCACAGCTTGATGAGGTCGTTGTAGCCCTGAGAGTTGCGAATGAAAATGACGACGTTGGAATTGTTGCGGAGGGAAGCGTCGTCCTTAACAGACATATCATCGCATACGCATAGCTTGACGCCATAAATCAGTTGCGCGCCGACCTTGTTCAGGTTTTTGTAGGCTTCGATAAAGCCGTCAATGCGGTCCTCGACTAAAACGACTTGCTTGAGGCTGTTGGTCTTCGCGATGTCACAGATAGACACGGGGTTACCCGCCGTAGTCTTGCCCGCCTCTTCCAAGGTAAGAATAGATGAGCCATAGGAGTAATGGCTGGAAAAGCATGGGATGATACTCATGTGGGGTTCATTATCTACTTCCTGTAGGAGTCTGTCAAGCCTCTTCGCCCGCTATCTTTTGCCCGTCTGCGTGAGCAACGACCCGACGACAAATCTCGACATATTGAGGAATAGTAAAATTAGATTTCCCTACATTGCACGCCCACCAACACCAAACGATATTCCCTTTTCGATACCCCAAAGAAGGCTCTAACTTATCTACTGACCCTGCGTTCCATCGGCGTTTTACTCCAAAGACAGGCTTTTCCATCATGCCTCCGGAATAAAAACACTTGCCCTGTTGCTGTTCCCAAAGGTTCTTCAAATAGTCTGCATCAACATCCGAAGTATTGACCGAGCGATAACGTAGAGTCCGAGCCACCTCTTTGAACCACATATCAAAAGTCGCCCTTTTCTTGGAGGGGTCCGGCTTTCCATAATCCCGCCTTGTATCTTTTCTGTGAGCGCTAAAGCACTTTGGGCACCGAAGCCCTTTTCTTCGGGAATCTTGGTATTCCTTTGAGCAGATAGTGCATAAACGCTCTTTTTTCGGAAGAAGATGTAGCCCTAGCTTGTCTACCTTTGCCTTAACTTGCCGTTGCGACAACCCGAGATGATTGGCGCAGTGATAAGTCCCGTAATGCGGCCACCACTCCACTAACCAATCTACTTTAATTTTGTCCCAAGGCTTACGATAAAACACAGCATTCATATGCTTTTTATACACAATTCCGGCGTGCGTTTGCTACCGAATGGTGTATATTAGCATCTTTAATGCTGGCCGTCAAGATAGTCTACGTAGTCTTGATTACGGATGACGATGATATAGCGGGCTCCGTGCCCCATTCCCACAGCCGCATAGTGTAATGCTTCCTCAGGAGTTTTAGGGGAGGGATGACCATTAGGCCCTAGTAGATACATTGGCGGGCCTTCCCAACCCCATTCCCCGTCATACATCTCCGTAATATGGGGCCGCTCAATCCCATGCAGCGCGGCAATCTCTAGAGCCTTGGCACGAGTCTGGGCAATATCTTCCCTAACCACCCGCATGGACATGCGGTCATTGAAGGAGTAGGTCTCACGAACTATGGTAAAGCAAGGAATCATGACCCTTCAATCGTGTCAATAAAAACCTGAGGTAGACTCACATTGGGTATCTCTTGGGCTCGCGCAAACATAGGACCGATTTCCTTGGCAGTATATCCGGCATAGTTGGTCCCCAGTTCGGTCACATAAAACCTCATCTCCGGATGCTCGGCGGCGAAATACAAAAACGCCCTTACGCCCTTGTCTATCTCATACAAGGGAATGCTTCTCTTGAAGCCCGCCTTGGTCACGGTGGGGATAGCGTAGGAGCAACCCTCACGTCCTCTCTGATAGCCTTGCGCGATACCATAAACAGCCCATTTACCCACACGGTCTTCAGACCAGATAGGAGCAGTCGTGGCGCGAAGAAACGCGGGGTCGGTTCGCCAAGTATTGGCCGCAGTACCACGGAAAGCATAACCTGCCGCGCCTGCCGCATGAAAACCTTCGAGATTTGAACCGTATACAAAACACTCATTAGGAGTGAGATGGGTGACTAGGGTGGGGGTTACCGATATCATAGAGAGAAAAGACCCTTTTCGTTGCGACGATATCCTTTGGCGCGGTTACTGGCCTCAACCCTATTCTCAGGATTTTCCCACCGCTTCTGTTGAGCCCTTCTCGCCCTCCGAAGGGATTCCTCGCTGGGTTTCCGTCCAAGATTGCTTGCGCGAATTTTTTCTTTCTGCTCTTGAGACATCGGCCCCATTTTCTTACCTTGATGGGCGGCACTTATCTTGGCTCGGTGCTCCGGACTAAGTGGGCGTCCCTTGGTGACTCTGTTCGATGCTTCTGTGGCGTGTTGCATAGAACGCCCCTTCGTCTTCTCCGAAAGGCGTTGTTTTGCCTCCTCTGTCCACTTGTATCCAACAGTACCTTGCCCTCCTGTCGTCATGTTATACCCGTTAGGCTCCTTAGTATCGTACTGAAGAATCAGTCTCTGCTCCAAAGCTAGGAGGTCATCATACGTTCCATGCTCTAATCTGTCCAACACGGTGAACGTAAAAGCGTCACAACCGTGTTGACGAATAGCCCGGTGAAGCGCGGTCTGGTAGAGATTTCGCTTGGCCTCGGAAAGGTGACGATTCCACCTTTTTTGCGGCGGATTCTGAGAGGTAATCCCGATATACTTCTGATTGGTATGGATGTTAGTGACGAGGTAGGAGTGCATCGTAACAGATACACCGTTTTTACCGACTTTTCGTACACTGTACCTCTTATCGGACCTCATGTATAATTCCAGCGCTTGCAACCGTTAAAGTGTAGGGTTTCCATTTCCTCATCTTCCTTAAGCTGGGGGGTTAAGTCAAGAGAAAAGTTTCCGACCAGTTGCCCGGTCTTCTTCCTGATTTGGTTGTAGTCGAACCCACGGAAAAAGGGACAGACTCTTCGACAAAAACCTTCGTCCGCGCAGAAATTGGACCCCGCCTCTTGTGCGCCAAAGTTGTTCATCACGTGATAAAGGTGAACCAGATAGGACTTAAGTCCCTCAATATGAACGGGAGTTAGTGGAGGCACTGTTTGAAGATGTCCTTGGGGCAGTCTCTTGGTCGGAGGATGACGCAGCATAATGAAGTCTACTGGAACCAACTCCCCGAACTGTTCGTAGTACCACATCTGATAGATAGCCGCTTGGATATTCTCGGGTAATTCGGCCTTGGTGAACTTCTGGCCCTTGGTCTTCATGTCAAGAACCCGCTTCTGTTCCCCGATAGCGGCGATGTCAACAAACCCTGTCACCACCGCCCCATCTATCTTCATCTCGAAACGTTGCTCCGACTTGAACTGTCCCTCTTTGAGGTAAGGCTTCAGGGTATCAAACGCAAGCTTGAGCATGTCTTCCACGTTCTGGTGGTCCCAAAGGTCTAGCTTGTAGTGGTCGCGCCACATTTTACAGTACCGGTCCAAGGAAGGGTGGGTGGCAAAGGAGAACCCGTTGAGTAGGATAGCATCTAGCAAGGCGCGTCTCTTAGGTTTAAGCGTATACTCAACCACGTTGTGGACGGCGCTACCAACTAGCGTCTTCCAGTGTGTTTTGTCGGGAAGCTTAAGCACGTGCTTAAGGTAGAAGGCCATGGAGCATTGAAGGAGGTCAGAGACCTTGGAGGCGGAAACGTTCATTGGATTAATTGTGCCTGTTTGCGTTGGATGGCTTCGTAAGCCTCTTCTTCTGTGTCGAAATATCCACAGTGATAATGTGTTTTGTTCAGCTTAAACTTGGCTCTGTATTTGCCATTGGGATGTTGCCACACCCCTTCATATTTGGTTTGTTTAACCGGACGGTAGCAAAAAGTGGCCAAATCCTCTTTAAGGTATTCATGGTACTTACTGGGATTATTAAGACAATCGGAAGGGGCATTCAAAAAATAAATTGAAGCTTTATCATAGGCTTCAGCCGCCTCTTCTTCTGTCCGGCATCTCTTGGCCCACGTTTTCTTGGCCCCGTTAGGAACTTTTAGTACCGTCCGCCAACACTTAAGAGATGTTACAAAATCAACCCCCCGATAAACTGAGGTATATTTGGAAGAAATCACTTTCTGGTAAGTCGCTTCGATACGCTCCGTAGTATAATCGGTTATAACGAAGTTGAGGCGGGCGTTTTCTCCATAAAGACGCAAGGCCATCATATCATAAATTTGAGCCGCTTCTGTTTCGGTTGGAGCGGTAGCATAATAACTCCGTCGATTCTTCGCGATTTCTATGCCCCATCCTACCGGACGCCTATAAACCCCCAAATAAGAAGAACTTTTGTGTTTTGATTTGACTATACCCTGATTGTGACAAGAGCGCTTTTCGCGAGACTCTTGGGATAAAACGAAGTGGGGCTGATGAAGGACAATATTGTATCCATTAGGAGTCAAAGTATTGTACTGCCGGATATAAAAAGACTCTCGGTCGGCCAACAAAAAAGGGTCGTTGACAGTCTCAATCACCTGAAAAGAAAAATTGTCGATACCATACTTATGTATTGCTCGACTAATAATCGTTTCACTATTCTTACGACTATCCTTCTGGTGTTCCCTCCATCTTGGTCGTGGGTCTTTTCTTGTCGTTTTGCCTATATATTGCTTACCGTTAATCTTATTCGTGATGAGATAAATATGCATCCTTTCAGATACACGAATTTGTCCCAACTTTTGTACGCGGCCACTCTTTCTCTCGCCCGGTGAGGCACTGACGCGACGTTGGATGGGCTTGGTCATAAATTATTTACCCTTCTCGGGCTCTCCGAGCAGGTCTTTTAATATCGCCCCACAAAACGGACAGTCGAGATATCTCCACACACTAAAGGTTTCGGACTTCTCATCAAGCATCATCCAGAAAGGGGGTCCATAGGAGCCATCGTCTTTCTTGAATCCAACTTCCTCATACTGAAGTACGGTACCGAAAAGCCAGTTGGGTCCACCGGGTTTTCCCGCTCCAAGGTCAATGTCGCGCCATTTGTCACATCTGTGTCGAATTTTTACGGGCTTTTGAATAGGTTCGTTCATAAGTTGTCTATCTCCTTCTTAAATTGTGCCAGTTCCGTCGCGCCCGCTTCGCCACCTTCGGCGCACTTGCCCCAGTCTTTCCAACCTTCGGAAGGGGGGCGGTTGATAATACAAGTCGGGGACCAGAAATTGAGAAGCTTGCGATGTATCTTTTCCGATGCGGCTTGGGCCTTGCTGGGGTCATCGTCACGGTTGAGACTGATAACCACTTTCTTGATGTCCTCTCCGATAAGAGTGGAGATAATAAGACCATTCAGATTTAGGCCGAAGATGCAAAGGACAGGGTTGATATCGTGGGACATCAGGGCGAGCAAATCACCCACCGATTCAACCAGTACGGCCACCTTCTGTTTGCGGATAGCCTCACCGTTAACGTTCCATGGATAGACCGTCTTGGATGAACGCACCAGATGCTTCCACTTTGGCGCGAAAGAACTTTCCCCCACCAGTCGCCCGGTAAAGCCCATGATTTGCCCGTCAAGATTGCGGATGGGGAACACACTGCGCCCGCTCAGCTTACCCTTTTCCTCGCTTGAGGCCAGCCCGCACTCTAGCTTTCTCAACACCGCTTCCTTCATGCCCCGGTTGAACCAGTAGCTATAATCGGGTATTAGCTTGGCTAATGAGTCCTCAGGATAGATGCGCTCAACATTCAGGCGCGGCTCAGGGTCAATGTACTCAACGACTTGCGCGCTGGGGTCCTTCAACAACTGGTAAATGAGCTTATCATGGGCCGGTGATTGGTCCACAGCGCACCCAAACGCCCCATTCTTGCGTATCATCAGGTGGTTGCGCCCGTGCAAATCCTTCCCATCCTTCTGACACGCCGGACACGCGCATATCCATCCCCCATCCGAAGTCCTCTGCGGATTGATTAACTTGGTTGGGTCGAAGTTCACGGCATTACCGGCTTGTTCGAAGTAGAGGTCAGGTCAACGGCAGTGTGGCCCAGATTGGCCAGCATTTGGCTATAGCGTCCCTTGTCCACGTAGTGAAAACCGTGATAGTCCAGATTAAAATAATCTTCCGCAAACTGCCCGCTCGAAAGCTTGATGGGGCGCACAAAATTTTCGAAGTCGCGGCCCAGACCTTCGCGGGTCTTCAGATTCTTCAATACAATATTACCATACGCGCCCTTTTCCCGGCCCAACTCTTCGTTCACCTTAAAGCGCATGAGGAAAACGGTAGTGCAATTATCCTTGATGCGGTCGGAGAGGGAAATGACTGAGTCGTTGTCGATAATCTCTTCGGCCTTCTTGCCCTTGCTGACACCAAAGCGATTGGACTGAGTAAAAGTTAGGAACCCACCGTTAATCTCGTCGGTCACAAGGTTCTTCACGTCGGAGGTATAGTAACCCACCGTCATGTATTCCTTACTCTCCTTGTTCATGGATTCGATGCCCTTGAGATAGTCATCCACGATGGCCAAGAAATTGCCGCGCCCCACCTTGTTATAGTAGTGGCGGCGCATGAAGTTGACCTTCTCCTTCGCGGTCATTCCACTGACGCTCTTGTAGTCTACGCGCCCGATGAGACGCTTGACTCGCGGACCAACCTCACCCCGCACTATATCAACCCACTCCTTGTTCTTGCGCCAAGCCCCGGAACGCAGCGCCCAGAGAGGAACGCGCCCTTGGGAGAAGGAACACGCAGCGCGGAATCGCAACTGTTCGAGGGTCATTTCGCCCGCGTCCAGCCATAGCAATCTCATGTCGTCATACTTCTCGACGGTAGACACGCTATAGAAGAAACCGATGGAACTCTTACCCACGCCGGAACGGGCGGAAATATTACAGAAGCTGCCCCGATGGAACAGCGGGCCAATCGTGGAGTCAATAGAGGGAAGGACGCCGACATAGCCCAACTCCTCCTTCTGAAGATTGCCTCTTTCCTCAATCGTTTCCATCATGCCATCAAACATGTCCTCAGTTTGGCCCGACTTGAAATAGTCGGTATTGACCCCGGCAATCGTGGCGGTCACGGCCTCGGTCATCTCGGTTAGTGTTTCTGCTTTTGCTACCCTCACCTTGGCCTCATCACACTTGGCCAGCAACTCGCGCTTGACGGTCAGTTTCTTCAACTCTTTGAGGAGGTCCATCGCCTCCTTCTTTTCAATCAGGCGTCCGCGCCGCTGTAACCCTTCTAGATAGGTCAGGGTATCCACTTCACCTGTCGTGCTTTGTCCGTACGACTTCAGCTTTTCGGTCAAGATAACCGGCGACACCGATTGGGGTGGCGTCAATTCAAGCTGTTGCCGGATGACGGAGAAGACGCGTTGACGGACAGGAGCAAAATCCTTTTCCGCCGCAAACGAAATTTCCGACCACAGGTCAGGATAGTGGAGAAGGAGCCCGAGAAAATGCTGCTCTACTTCTTCTGAATACAATGTGACTTCTGACATAGTTAGAATCTAAGTCTATAGGAAATGAGACCCGGTGTCAAGGGAAGACCCTGACGATATACACACCGGATGGGCGAACGATTAGCCCTCGACGGGGGTAGAATTAAACACTGCTTCCAATCCATTGACTTCGTGGAAACGGAAGGCCTGAGCACTGCGCTTTGACCCAACATAGCCATTGTCGTGGTGATAACGGTCAGCGCCGGTCAGGGAGGGGAGGATGCGCACGTTGGTCCCCATATATTCTTTTACCGACTCGTGGTGAAGATGGCCCAGATGCCACTCACGATAGGTCGTTGCGGCCCACATGGCTGGCTGTTCAACCGCCGCTAGCTGGGGCAACTGACTGTGCTTTTCTAGATGCCCGTGGCTGAAGCATATCATGTTTTGGCCGAACTGGTAGTACTTGCGCGAAATGGGTTCGTTGTCCACGTTAACATCGTCGTGACCATGGAACCAGCATTCCAAGGCGTCGCCAAGATGGAACATGCTTTGGTTGTCATGATTACCCGCCACCACGATTACATCGACCGGCGCAATCTGCCTCAGCAATTCAATGGCCTCGACCAACATCTTGCGACCCTCACGATATATCTTGGCAAAGCGGCTATCTACATCCTGCGGCGTGCCTCGCGTGGTCTCGTTACTGTCGGAGTCAATGGTGAGGTAGTCGTTGCCCACGGGGAACAAAATGCGGGAAATCGGACCCTGCTTCTGCGCCTTCAACACCAACTCCTGAATCGCCGCGAAGAAGACCGTGCGCGCTATCTTCATGTCGTAGTCGCCGCCCGCCTCGGGCTTCCAGCCTAGCTTGCCCAAGTGAAGGTCAAACAGGGCAATCTCCAAGAGACAGCCCCCCTCGACCGGTACAACCTTGGTCTTGGCCGGGGCCACTACCAACTGCTTCAGGTCTTCCTTAAGGTCTTCGACAAAAGTACTCGTCGCAAACTTGTTGCGCTCGAACGACGCGTTCCACCTGATTCTGCCGTCAGGGCGTTGGCCTACCGAAAACCGCTTGGTTGCCCATGCGTTGCGGTCCACGTTGCAGACCCTGATGACATCATCAATCGTTTTGATATCATGCCCGTCGATGGTAAACTGGGTGCTGTCTCCCTTGTCCTCGCGGGTAATCTCAGAGGCCGCGCCCGGACCTATCACAACCTTTCCGTCCACGTATCTCGAATAGGCGCTACGGGCGGCGCGTTCGCTAAGGTTCAAGTGTTCTCTCACCACCCTCACGCCCTCGGCGCGAGCCAGACCTTTGGTGAGTGCTCTCAGTTCGTTGACTAATTCAGGAGTGTAGATATGGGGCATAATAGTTGGTAAATGGTGAATAATTATACACGACCGGACGGAAGCCGGGTGCGGAGGCCGGATGTAGTAGCGGCTCTCATAGGGTTACTTCAAAGGTCTTGAGAAACCATTCCTTGGTTAAGGGCAGGTCAGTGGGCTTAATTCGCATCATCTTAAACCCGTTCTTCTCGGCCAACCTGTCCTTCAACATGTCACGCTGCATTTGGGCCTTATAGTCCTCACGAGTACGGTGAAAAAACCCCTCAATAAATTCGTCATGCTGCGCGCCATCCGTCTCACAGATTAGCTTTTTCGAAAGATTGACAAAGTCGTAGCGCATCCGCATTTTTCCCGCTACCGGAACTTCGGCACACACTATGTCATGCTTCCAATAGGGTTCAAGAAACTCTAGCACGTTCGCAGAAAACTCACTACCTTGGTCGGCATCCCAATCCACAAGATACTTGTGCATGGGGATATCCTTGACATGGCCGCTGAGAGTTTTCCACTTCATTTGGTCACGACGATAGATACATCTTTGAAAGCGCTGAGGTCTTTGCCGCCCGCGTAGCTGATTGCGCTGCGCAGGGAGTCTTCCAACTGGTGGTACTTCTCAGCGTAGGTCATCCCGTTACAGGGAATCTCGATTTCAAAGCCCTCAACATGGGTGTCCGAGCCCTTCTGCCTAGCAGAGGCGGACCCATAGTAGCGCTTGGCTATAACGATTGATTCTTGTCTGGCTATCTTCTCCGCATCCTCCCGCGACAAGGGGTTCTCACCGCGAGGCGACGTAAGCAACGATATACAGGCTTCTATCTGTCCCTCTTTGTAGACATTCTCCCCCGGCGCGTCAATACAGGCCGCAAAGAGCGAGCCCGCCATGACCATGGTCGCCCCGGCAGTCAGCGCCTTGGCAATGTCACCGTTTTCGCGGATACCGCCGTCTGCGATGATGGGGACTTGGGCGCAGAACTTTTTTCTCGCCTCCTCTAACGCCTTTTGGTCAGGGATAATGACCCCGTCTCCATAGTACGAACGATTATCATAGGGAGGCAACTGTCCTACCCCGCCCATGTCATAGCATTTTTTGACACAGCTAAACATCGGGATATGAAACCCAGTCATGTTCTTGGTGGAACAGGCATATCCGCCCGCGATACCGACCTTGACCGCATCTGCGCCCCAAGAGGCCAAATCCTTCACCGCTTCGGGTGTGCAAACATTGCCCGCAATGATTTTGGGCTTATAGGACAGAAGAACTGAAGTCAGGCCGCGACCGGGACCACCTACTCCATTACGGATAGCCAGTGAGTCCGCCACATACGGCCCCCAATGCGACTTGAAATCTAATCCTTTGATATGGGCTATCATTTCCTTGACCAAGATGTGGTGCCCCATGGCTACGTCAATCGTGATATAGTCCACCATCAAGCCCTCCGCGCAGATAGCCTTCAATAGCGCCTTATCCCCCTCTTTTACGCCTACACTAATACTGACCAATCTCCATTGTTCGTGGTTGGCGCGCCGCACAAAATTAAGGGTATCACCGAACCGGTGCATGACATAAAAATAGTCATGTTCGGAAAGCCAACGGGCTATGTCGGCGTCTAATACAGAGGACATGTTGGCCGGAACCCACGGAGCAGTAAACCTACGGCCTAAAAACTCAACGCTAAGATTGGCGTCAGCCCGCGAACGCAATTCCGAATATCTGGGAATTAAAAAAACGTCAGAATAATTTAATGAAGGCATTTTTGGTGTATAATGTCTATATGAATAGTAACAGAAAAAGATATACAAAGGAAGACAAGGCTTGGTTAGTAATTCACTATCCCTTGCTGGGGTCTCGGGCCTGTGCAGCAAAGCTGGGGCACTCCACGAATTCTGTAAAAGCAACCGCCTACAAATTGGGAATCCATGTTCAAAACGAAATAAGAAAACAAATGCACTTAAAAGGAGTGAGACAAAATTTTATTCCCAGCGTAGATGAAAAACAGTTCATGCAGGTAAAAACCCCTGAGGTTGCATATCTGTTGGGACTACTATGGGCCGATGGATGGGTGGTATCAAAAAAAACTTTTTCCGTAGACATAAAACTAGTTAGTGAAGACATGAGACCTCTTGAAAAGATTTTTTTTGCAACTGGAAACTGGCGGAAATATCAGCATGCCCCCATAGGGAGAAAACCGACGACCCATCTGAGGGCTTCGAACAAAAAACTGGTTGAGTATTTAGTATCATTGGGGTACAAAGCCAAATCTTATCTGAGTGCGCGGCGTGTGTTGGAATCTGTACCTGACCATCTTAAACACTATTGGTGGAGGGGATATCTTGATGGGGACGGGTTTATCAGTAAGACGCAATACATCATTCAATTTTCCAGCGGATATGACCAAGACTGGTCCTTCCTACCTAAAGAAATCCCCTTTAGAATAGAACAGTATAGCTGGGGTAGATGCAAGGCCTCCAAAGCTATTATATCGCAAAAAGAATGGGTCTTGAAGTTGGGCGAATTCATATACCAAGGGGCCGACAAAGACGGACTTTACCTTCCCCGGAAGCGAGAAGCCTTCTTGAGAATGAGAGAAAGGGGCAACACTCATTCCGCACTCTCCTGACTTAGCAAGTCGCTGAACTTCTTATACATCCACTCGAAGACCTTGCGGTCGTTCTCCACGTACTCATAGACCGACGCCATGCCCTGAATCTGCTCCTTAAGCTCGACGCCCGCGTCTTTAGCTTCCTTGACAAAAGATGGGTCAAAGCTGAACCACGCCCCCTTGCGCTTGATAAGGTCGTAGGACATGGCGGTATCCACCACTTCCTTCTCCACCCAGATGGCCGAACCCACGCGACCCCGGCGAATGGGAATCTTCACCTTGACGCCGCTCGTATCGGTGGCTGACTTCTTGATTTCAATCGTAGCCCAGACGCCCAGAATCTTGTTCTTGATGGGGTCGGGCTTGGCGTCGTCATCTTCCAGAATCATGTCACCCGCGTAACGAGGTGAGTAGGAGAGGATGTAGTCGCACTGGTGAGGGGTGGATGAACCACCGCTGGAATCGCCCAAGCGAGGAACCGAAACGGCATAGGGGTCAATCTTGATGTCGGCACTATATTGCCCGGTGATGAGCAGCAGGGTATCATAGTGCGTAATGGGTAAGGCGATACGACGGAACAAAAGCTTGGTCAGCTTCGGTACGCCCGCGACCATAACATTGCCGTCAATACCCTTGACCTCCAAGTCTTTCTTAAGGATAAGCCCGTCCAACGAGTCGATGATGACGCAGAGGTATTCGCCCTTCTCGTGCATCTCCTTGACCAGCTTTTCGATAATGTCGGCAACGGTCTCGAAGACGTTGCTTGAGAGGACGAACACAGTACCGTACTTCCAATCGGCGGGACTATTGACAAAGGTATGTCCGGAACGCGCCTTCATCTCATCACTCAAACGACCTTCGGCCTTGACGTAAAGCGTCTTGGACTTCGGCATCGTCTTCATGAAGTTGTCGGCCAACACGAAGGACTCGGAAGTCTTACCTGACTCAGGCTGCTTCGCCGTCAGTCTCACCACACCACCGGAGCGTACCCGAATGTAGCGGTCAAGAGTCATGCTGCCCGTCGAAATGAGACGGTGAAGCGGGACTATGTGATTGTAGAGGTCGCCCTTGTGGGCCTCCATTAAGGAGGTAAGAAAGTCGTTAGTGGAAGAGGTTTTTTCCTCAGGTTCGGGTTTTGATTTGGCCATGTGTAGTAAAAGGGTTATCCTAAAAATTCAGCCATCGTCTTGGGCTTGGATTCAATCTTGACATCCTCCCCGACCTTGGTGTCCTCTAACTTATACTCTTCCTGCGGCTTGAGGTCAAGGTGGAAAATGGACCAATCTCGCTTCAACCGGTCTTGCCCATCCTTGCCAAGGAGCCAGAAGGTTGCATTGAGTTGGAAGCCTAGCTCATAGTTGAGCCAGAAATCCCGGTTCGGAAACTGCTTGTAGAGGCGATACAAAACCATCATATCGCGCAGGGCGTCATACTTTTCTAGCTTGACAAAGCGCTTGGCGAGGCCAATGGTCTCGTTGCGATTGAGCAGGGCTTTGGGTTTAGGGGCTTTGGCCATAACACCCTATCTTAGGCTTTTTGCCCAACCCTGTCAACACCTAAATGCCAACAGCGCGCAAATCGGACACAACCATGCGCTTGACCAACTCGTCAAAGCTGACCTTAGGGGTCCACCCCAGTTCGGCGCGAGCAAGGGATGAGTCACCATGGAGTAGTTCCACGTCAGAGGGACGACAAAAGGCGGGGTTGATACGGACAAGAGGACCACACGTCCTGCTTCCCAAAATACCGTCGTAAGAAAGCAAATACTCTTCGGAAGATTCAACGGAGTTTAAATCAAGCAGTCTTGACACGCCGTACCAAACGCCGTTAATTCCCGCCGCACCGAACGCCTTCTCCACAAACTCGCGAATCGAATGGGTCTCGCCAGAAGCAAGAAGGTACTCTCTAGAGGTCTCCTGATTCAGCATCGCCCAAATCCCCTCAACGAAGTCCTGCGAATGGGACCAATCGCGCCGGGCATCAAGATTACCCAACTCAATGGGCTCAAACGGTTTACCTTCCTTGATAGCCTTGGCAATGCGCGCCACACCCAGTGTAATCTTCCTCGTTACAAATTCCTCACCGCGCCGTTCGGACTCATGATTGAAAAGAAGCCCCTGCACCGCATACAACCCATAGCTCTCCCGGTACACCTTGACAATCTGCCGGGCCGCAATCTTGGCCGCGCCATAAGGCGAGCGGGCGCGCAAGGGATGCTTCATATCCTGCGGGGCATATTGCACGTCCCCAAACTCTTCGCTAGAACCCGCATTATAGAACCGACAGGCGGGATTATGGCGACGAATGGCCTCTAGGCATCGGATGATACCCACTGCATCCACATCGAAGGTCTGCTCAGGTATAGCCCAACTGGCTCCCACGAAGGATTGGGCCGCAAGGTTGACGAAGTAGTCAGGCTTGATTTCCTTGACTAGCGCGTCGATGGACTGGCCGTCCGAAAGGTCGCCCACGACTAGCTTGAACCGGGGATTCAACATCGCCTTGGCGATATTACCGTAATCAGGCTTGGCAGCGCGGCGCACCATGCCGAAGACCAAGTAGTCTGTGTTCTCCAACAGGTAGTCAGCCATATAACTACCATCCTGCCCCGTTACGCCAGTGACCAGTACTTTCTTCATGTGATTAGATAGGTTTCCCTATACTAACCCTTCTGGACCAAACTGTCAACTCAAATTACGCGCCCAAAAAGCGTGAAATAACCGCGCCCAAGTCAATGGGATGCGTCACGTAGTAGGGGTACAGATAGGTCAGCACGAAAAAGAGGCCCGCGTAGATGGTCCAACGAAAAAGACGATACTCCCAAAGCGTGGCAAACATCTTAACGGGTTTGAGAAATGGGGCGAATGCATTAGACTGGATGACAAGACCTTCAATAGCATCGTTGGCTTCCGCAATCGCCTTTTCATTCTTGAAGGTCTTGCCGTTCAGGGCACGCAGATGATTATTCTGTTCTACCACCGCCTTACACGCAAACTCGGTAGCCTGAGTGTTCTTGCTAACCTCTTCGAGAAGCCACTTCATTTGGGGTGTACACCCCTCAAGTAAGTGGGCGGGGATGCTTGACTTAAAACCGTCTTCAGGCATCTTCAACTCAGGGTATCTGCTTTGGTAAGGGGTTGATGTTGAACGGGTGTCGTGGGACATGATGAAAGGGTAAAAACATATACACAGTTTCCGGTTAGTTTTTTACCCAACTAGTTGTCCGTCTTATACCAAACAGGCCCCGCCTGCGCAAACGGCTTCCGCTTGAGGTTGAGTTTCATCATCCTCCTCTTTCAAGGCCTTGTAATCGACCTGTTTCCACCCCGCCACCAAATCGGTCCACTTCTTCTCGTCCTCTTCGGTCAGGACGATTTCCATGGGAGCCTGCTGATAAATCTTGTCGCCACTGAAAGGAAGCAGGGAGACCGCCGCGAAGAAGCGTCGGTTGTCATAAAGATAGCTAATAACCGTGTCCCACTCATCTTCCTTGACCATGACGGTACAGGAAACGTTGTGTTCAATCGGTTTGGTATTGGCCTCGGTGGTGCCGGGAACAACCCAGTTTTGCTGGGTGCTCTTGATGTAGTCGAGGTGCTTCAGGGCGGTCAAGTCGGCCTTCACAATGGCTTCATCATGAACGGTTAACGGGAATGTTGCAACATCGTCTGTCTTGGTGGCGCTCCAAACGCTGTGCTCCGTAGCATGTGCATTGGTCTTCTTCAGATGACGGTAAACATTGTCCTGCTGGTTGCACTGGATGCGACGGAAGTACCGGCGCGCATGATGCGGGTGAATACCGGAAGAGGTTTGCAACACGATGGAGGAAGTCCCCTCGGGCTTGACACAGGTAATACGAGCGGCTTGATTGATACCCAGTTTGCGCGCCCATTCCTTGTTGACCGTCTTGGCTATCTCAGCCATCTCCTTTTGGTTCTCCGGGTTGAGCAAGATATGGGGGTTGTCCATCATGCCGGTGATAGAGACGCCCAGAAGGGCTTCGCTTTCAGTCAGTTGACGAGCAGCATTGGACAGGTAGGGGAAGTGTGAATACGCCGCCTGTAACGTGCCGATAATCGTAGCTGCTTTGGTGGCCTCGCGGAACTTCTCGACCGTATCAATCTTGCCGCCGTTCTGGGTAGTGAGGTTGCAAAACTGAACCCCGCAAATAGCATCGAAAGTCACGGGGATAAAGCCGATTTCGAAGCAGGGGTTGAATAGCTGGTCCTCATGGTTGCCAAAGACAAAACCGGGCTCACCGAACTGACGCGTCTTAGTAATAATGTCGGTGAACTGCTGGGGCGTAACCTTATCGCGCAAAAGCAGGACGCTGTTGTTGCTGCGGGCGCGCTGCGGCTCAATATGGAACCAGCTAATCTCATTCTTAGCCTTGAGGTTTTCATAGCCCCATTCGTCCAACTCCACGTCGTAGGCCTTCTTCTTGATAACGACTTGGCCATAATACTTACCCGTCTCTTCGTCCTTGGAGAAACGACGAATCTTGTCCACCTTGAACGCAGTCTTCGCGTTCATCATGTCGGTATCGTCGGGCTGGAATACAACTGACGTAGCGCTGCGACGGATACCGCCACTGAGAACGGCGTCGGCAGTAAACATCAGAATATCATAGGCGTGAATCGTCTTGAGGCGACGCATTCCCTCTTCTTCGATAAGATAATCTAATAGCGCCTTAATCTTCTGGTGGGTCTGCTTCAGCCCCTTGTGCCCCGGTGCCTTGCCGCCGCCCGTCTTCAGGAGAGCCCCCTTGGCGCGAATCTTCGAATAGTCGAACACAATCTTACGACCTGTGTAGGCCGTATTCTTGAAGTAGCACATTAGCAGCGCTTCTACTGAGTCGGCCCAACCTTCGATGGTGTCATTCACCACGTAAGCCACAACTGTCCCGGTCTTGTCCTCAGCCGAAACCAAGTCGGGCAAACGTCCAAGAAATTTTTTCGACAGGCCAATGCCCAAACCGCAGCCGCACAGAAGCAGGTAGAAGGATTCGGAAAACGAGCGGATGGAATCAATGTGTCGAACCGAACAGTTGAAGATGCGCGCCTCATGTGCCTCAATCGCCTTGCCACCGAACTGAAGCGAACGCATTGAGGGAGCCACTAGTTTTTCGCGCACCTTGTCAAAGGCCCACTTAATTTCGGTCTTGTCTTCTTCGGGCAACCAAGCAAAGCGCTTCAGATGCATCTTCTCCAACCGCCCAACTGCTTCCTCCCAAGTTTCTCTGCGCCCCTTTTTCTCGTCATAGCGGGCATACTTACTCGTGAAAGTAAAATTGGCGATTTCCTCAAGGAAATTGATAGATTGATTTGATTGACTCATAGAAATAAAACCCGCCTTAGCGGACAGGGAGCTATTATACACGGTCTATCTGAATTGGTCAACTCTTTTCAAGTCCCCAATCATTTTCTCCGACTCACTCTTTTTTCGGTGTAGTGGGAATCAGCGTATGAAACCCCATCTCGCGGCGCGGCTTCGGCACATAGGTCTCATCCGCCTGTACTCCGTAGATATCGGCCAGCGTCATCGGTTCGGTGACCTTGATGTCCTTGCCCAGATGCTTGACCAATCTCTCCGCATCCTCCATGTTGAGGGCGGTAAAATCGTGCTCTAGCAAAAGCCGTCCGCGCCGCAACAGGGCTTTGTCCACGTATTGACGGTCCATATTCCAGCTTACAATAAGGGTGATACGGAGAATGTTGCCCAAGATGCCGTCGCTGAGGTTGAGTAGCGTAGATACCACGGAATCATCGCCTCCATTGCCGCGCTCACGCACCGCTTGCTCCGCGTCTTCCAAGATAAGAATCGCATCCTTGTGGCTCATGAGCGTGCCGATGAAAGAGGGGGAGGCCAGTTCCGGAGTCATGTTGACCGGGACAAAAATAAACTCACGATTGACAATAGCGCTGAGATGCTTGATGTAGGTGGACTTGCCTGAGCCGGGCGACCCGTGAAAGATTATTAGCCCGGCGCGCTTCTCGTTGAGACGGGCCAAGACCTTGTCATGGACCTTGTTAAACCCAGTGCCGTAGTTCAGTTCGAGGTCGCTGATAACCGGGGGGTCAAAGGTCACGCTATTGACAGACATGCTGCCGTTACGACTGACGAGAATGGAGACTCTGGAATCGCCCTCAGTCTCAATGACCCACTTCTCGAAGTCTTCATTGGCAAAGGGTTTGGACAGCGGGCGATAGAAGGTCAGGTTCACGCCCTCTTCCTCCACAGTCACGTCGATAATATTTTCCTTGTACCAGAACTTGGCCCCCGAATCGGGGTTGATGTCGCCCTCCCAGAAAAGGGGAACATCGACCACAACATCATCGTCATCGTCATCTCCACCCGGAGCAGCGTCCTTCACCTTATCCTCCACCCGAAGCATTTCATCTATCAGCTTGCCTTCTTTGCGCAGAAAAACCAGTGCATCCAAGTTGAAGGTCCGCTCATCATTGAGCATGGACACGGGCTCGCGATAGGTCGAGTAAATCAGGTAACGCGGATTAACCGTGTTGTCCCAAGCGCCGTAAAGCACTGAGTTCGTGTAAAGCCGCTTCCAGAGTGTTTTGACGTAACGCAAGAAGTCCATACTATGGAGTATGATAATCTTGGGTTAGATTGTCAAGGCTTTGTTTGCCAAATCTTGGGGGCCGGTAAAGCCGGATTGAAGATGAGTCCGCCTTTGGTGTCATCCCAATCAAAGGAGCAATGTCCCCAGCGCCGCTTCTGATAGGCCACCTTCTTCTTGGAACGCTCGTCGTTGAGCCAAGTAAAGTGCTTCGGCATGGCAACGCTCCAAGGAATGGTCATGGAGGAAAAGTAATCCTGATGCTTCAGGTCACGGGTGATAGTCCCGCCGTACTGAATGTCGTTGTCCCCAGAGAAGGAGTGCAACCGATAGCCATTCACACACATGCGGTGAATCCTTGGCGGGGTGAACGCATCTTGTAGGTAGGTGTCTGGGGTAAAGACGACGTTGCGGTAGGAGATACGGAACCACGCGGTGTAGGGATTTTGCTTGACAAACGTGAAGATGTCTTCCAGTTCGCCACTAGACGAAGGGATTTCATCGCTATCCCACTGGATGATAACATCGCACTCCCGCCCAAGCCACCTCAGCGCCATGCTGCGTGCCGTAGTCTCGGGGATATCATCCGGCCCATCAATCAAATGGTCTATCTTGCCCTGAGCCAAATACTCGCGCAGGATTTCCCTCGTACCGTCGTCCTCACCCTCAAAGCCCGCGAACCGGACGGAAACTGCACAGATGACAATCTTATCTGGTCCGCCCGATTCGCGCAACTCTATCCACGGCCCAAGGGATTGGTGGACATAATCTTTGGTGCCAAAGCCGGTGAAGATAATTCCTGCCGTCATAGTAAAGACATAGGAGTTGCAACGGGTAGGTCACGCCATTCTTCCTTGAGTCGCTGCCAAACGGAGTCGTAAGAGCCATGCCCATATAGATAAAGGCCGTACTTAGGGTGAATGCCATTGGGCATATCGGCAATGGCACAGGATGATGCCACGTAAGGTTCCCCGTCTGCCACAATCCACTTCTGTTGTACGCTCAAGACTACATCTACATAATTCATGGTCCCACGGATTTGTCTCAACTCCATGGTCGGCTTTTCGTAAAGAGGTTTCATATCCCAATATTTTGTAAAGCCTGTGCCACGGCGTCAACACTAATATCTTCTATCCTTGGAGCCGAAACATAGTTGGCTTGCGGGTTGATGGGTTGAATAGCCGATACCCGGTTACCATAATACTCACTCGCATACCCCGCGACCGTGGGATGAGAGTAGGCTGAAGCCACCCATGTAAGTCCCGAGTCGATGCCGACCAAGGCACGGCATCCCAGCATGGTTCTGACCGACTCGAAGTAACTTAGTCCTTTGCGCTCAGTCCCCTCTAGCGGCGGTTCCTTGGGGTCGCCCAGTACAATGACCTTATAACCTTTGGCCTTGATTAGCTTGACCAGTTCGCGGGCGCAAAGGGGAGAGTAGGACTTGTTGTTGGGGTAGCCCGCGTAGAACGCCCCGATGTAGTTGAGAGCGATATAGCCAGAGTAGTCTGGCACATCAAACCACTTGTTGAGATGACACTGAAGGCCGTCCTTGGGTGGGGGCAATCCATTCATCCAACACGTTTCTTCGGCTTGGTGAACGTAGTCGTGCCACCGAGGGTGGGAGTGCTGGGGCATGCCGTGAAAGACGCTGTTGTACCATGACGCCCTCAGATACTCTTGGTCCTTCTCATTCGGCCAATTATCATAAGAGTCATAAGCATGAAACGCGTCAATGTGGGGATGCTCCCTGAACAGAGGTTCCATATCCGCGAACTGAGGGCCAACCCCAAGGGTAAAATGCCAGCCGGGATTTTGCTGCTTGAAGGAACGTGCCGCGACCGTGTTCATAATGAGGTCACCGCGAAGACCGAGATTGAATCCTATGGCGCGCTTCATACCCGCTCTTCCTTCCTCATGATGATATGAATCTCGTTAGGATACTTCTCCATGTCCTCATTCAGGGGCGGCGTGTCAGGCAAATCCTTCATCAGGCCTTGGTCAACAGCTTCTGCAAAAAATTTTACGGCCTTCTCCCCGAATTCCTCGGGGTAGGTGGACACCTTGTTTTTGTACCAGATATATCTCATGTCAATAGTTCCGGGTTTTCATGAACATTGCCTATCACCTCAAGATGGTCAAGATACGCCCCGGCAAAGTAGGCCATATTGATATGGGCGGTCTCCACCTTGTCCTTGTTGGTCCAAGAGTAAGCGCAGGCAAAACCGCCGAAGTGATAGACAATAGTACAGGTCATGGCCCAGCCTTGGACTCGCACAATATCGCCCTCATAAATCTCTCTGCTATTCTTGTCCTTAAGTCCGATAAACTGCTCCCAAACGACCGCCTCAATACTGTGTGAACTGACGCATGGACCTAACTTGAACGGGTGAACGTTGTCTCCATAGACATAGTGGAACAATGAAGCCCCGCCATCTGGGGCTTCGTGGCCAAAAAAAGACCGTTGTTCGGGCATCCATTCGTAGTAGAGCCTACCCGAAGCAGGGTGCCACGTCCTGAACTTGATGACTCTACTCATTTTTCGAACGCGTTCCCCACCACCAACACTTCGTTCCACTGGGTATCCAACCTTGCCAACGCCGTGCCTTGGCGCACCCAAAAGTTTTGACGACTTTCATCGAACTCCACAGTCCCACGCGTTCTCACCGCGTCTTTCCTCAACGGGGTGATGAGAACTACGTCACACTCATAAATCTCCTGCCCGTCTTTATCAGTCAAACCACTGGCACGCAAAACGCGCCCGTCCCCATCTTGGGGCGGCGTATCCGTTTCAATCACCTCGTACCCTGTCCAAACCCGATACTTGGCTGTATTATGCTTCATGAGATTATAAGATTTCGTAATACCCTACCGCACTGGCCCCATTGCCCAAAAGCTGGGCGTAACGCAAATCCTTGACTGCGTCGAACTCCACCTGTTTCCAGTCCGGCGCGACATAGAAGCGTTCGACGCCAATGGTTTTATTCGCCTGTTTGAGACAGTCGTGCAACGTACCTTGGGAATAGTTGCGGTCAGGAGGATTGCCTACCAGATGGTCCTGACCCACGGGGGTGGTAAAGCAGAAGGGAACCTCAATGTGTTCGAAGCAAGTCACCTCAGGTGAAAGGAAAGTCTGAGTATTATAACCACCCCGGCCAAGATGTTCCAGCACGGAAATCAGCAGCGCAAAATCAGCCTCGTAAGGCGCGACGCCATGCTTTTCAATCCCCTGCTTGATGATACTAAAGTTGGGATGACTGATATAACGCGGCCACGTCTGGTTGTCGGGCCACATGCAGGGGTCCAATACCGTGACGTGAAAGCCTTGGTCGAGAAGCCAACCTAGGTAGGTGGACTCACTACCGCCAATGTCAAAGACGCGGGTTGCCCCCTCGGCTTTTTTACGCAGGCAGTAGTCTTTTAGCAGGGGAATCTCAATCTGGCGCTCGTAGTTTAGGGATAGGTCGGGGGTCATGTTTTTACTTCGGTTAGTTCGTTGTTCCAGAATCGCTTTTGCAAAGCTTGCTTGGCCCGGTGCCGGGCTTGGTTGAGGTCGTCAAATTCCTTGGCCGACATACCTTCGCCGTGACGGACTTTCTCTACGCCGTCAAAAAGGGCGAGATTAGCCTGATATAGAGCCTCATACTCGGGGGACAGTATAACCCGAATATATGTATCGCTAAAAGCGCCACCCATTTGGTTACAAAGGTCATCTGCAAAACTAATGAGTGGGACTACGGAAAGATTTAGCCTAGCCTGTTTGACACTCAGAATAGCGAGCATATCAAACGCCGCCGCCTCATCTACCGTAACTCTAATCCCTTTTCGTGTATTGTCTTGCATGGTAATCGGACTGCTTCCCGTTGGTGGCAAGGCTCTCAGACTCGGACTCCCGTTCCCCAAGGAACTGCTCCCGCTGAAGGGGTTTGACCATTACCGCCCGCTCATCTCCCACGTGGTGGACAAGATGCGCGAAGCTGGGGCTGAGAGGCTGATATTTGTTCATGGGCGTGACTTCAAAGAAGATATTAAGCGACTTTACCCCGAGTGTCAACACATAAAGCAGGGCAAGGAAGGGTTTGCCCGCGTGTTGGAGGATTGCTGGAAGGCAGGGGTTAGCCCGGACGACCAAGTCTTGCTTGGGTTACCGGACAGTCTATTCGATGGAAACCCATTCCCCGAGATGCTAAAGAAGCCCGGTGTGGTCTGCGGGTTGTTCTTCACTACCCCTGACGCCAAAGTAGACAGGCTAATGAACCAGCGCTTTGACGTAAAGGCTCCCAAGACCGACCAAAATAGCGACCTCTTCTGGGGCGTCATCAAGTTTGATGGCTCAGACTTGGCGCGCATCGTGGCTAGTGGCATCCTTGGGAAGACTAACGAGATTGGGGACATCCTAAACAAGTACGGTTTCAGTTGTGTGTCGGCTGGGCGCTATCAGGATTTGGGGACGTGGCAGGCGTTGAATCGCTGGTGGGGTCAAGTCTGAGACCGGTCACGCTCGGCATTGTCTAGCCGAATAGCTTCAGCCAATATCATTAGGGCCATCCGCGTGCGAAGACTAGCCCTGCCCCCACCATAGGTACGATATCTCAGCCACTCAGAGTCGTCAATACTAACATAGGCGTCGCCCACCTTGTCGAAATAAACCTGTAGGACTCCATCTGGACCGCCATCCGTATCGTCATGTTGACGACGGTAGGGGGTATCAGTCTTGATACTACTGAGCCAGTAGGGTTCTTCGAGAGCAGATTTAATGGTCTTCTCGTTCATGGTTTCGTCTCCGTCAGCTTCCTAATCGCCGGTTCAATCTCCTCGTAGGTATTGGCGTAGTATCCATCCCCGCGATAGTCCAGTTCAACCCGCGTGGAGATAACCTTGACGTTGGGGCTACTCTTGGCCCAGCCGCCCAATATCCCCTCTACGTTAACCTTGTCTTCGGAAAGCGGGAAACGCGAAGCTACACGAGTAGGTCTAATAGCGAGAATGCTGCCGTTTGCGCCGGTATTCCAAGGCGCGTAAGCTACATCGAACTCATCGCGCTCCAATTCCTCAATGGTTGCACCGCTCGTAAAGAAATGGTCTTCGGCCAGCATAAGAACCTTGTCATCCCTATCCTTCAGAATCTCAAAGAGGAGGTTGTAGCCCTCGGAGAAAAAAACGTTGTTGGCTTGATTGGCGACGGACGGCCCCATGTTGTAGAACTTGGTGGGGCGGTAATAAACGTGAGGGGTTAGCAACGGCTCCTGCCCCTCGTAGGACTTGCCGGGTGCTTCCAAACACAGGACATGAATCTCCGCGTTAGGGCGGAAATGCAGGATGGAGCGAATGGTGAGGTTGGCTACAGAGTTGCGATAGAAATTTTTGAGGGCGAATATCATGCTACCAATTAACCATTTCTACGGGCGTGGCGTTGACAAACTTGTGTCCTTGTTTATCATGATGACTTGTCACTCTGCGACACCATTCAACAAACTTGTCTTGTGAGTAGCCTTGTTTCATACGATTAATCGGTTTGCATACCCACTGAACGTTTTCTTTGGTATATGGGAGCTTACTATCCTTACGGTCTAAGGAAAGGTTAGACGTAGCCCTATGATGAGTGTCTAAAGCAAACAACAACGGCTCTCCCGTCAACGCACACAAACCCTTTTGCTTTACGTAAAGGTCCCATGCATCCTGTATCGTTATCTGTATCGGAATGCCTCTTACGATGGCAGATTTACATATCTGATACCAAAAGGTTCCAGACATTCCTTCGTGTCCCTTGTAGGTCTTATTTTTAGGCCCCGAAGCATGGCGGTGGTTATAAGCAACTCCAAGACAAAGCGCCTTATGAGTTAGAGCGTGACGGGTAACTCCAATTTCTTTTGCCAATTCCCGTGTTGAGCCCTCTTCAGGATACCTATCTAACAAAATCTTTTCCATCGCTGGAGTCCAACTTTCCGTCAACCCCATAGAACGAGCCTTTTCACGAATTGCCTTTGGGTTACGTCCGCCCAGCCATTTTACCATCCACCCATCAGAATAATGAGTCTTATAGTGAAGACGCATAATTTCGTGCTCCTCGTCGGTCCACTTCATAAATTGGTCCAATCAATTGGAGTCTGCCCCCAAAACTTACGTTCCTCTTTGGGAAAAAGGGGACGCTGTTCAACCATGGGAGCGTTCCTGACCAAGAACCCATGCGTCGGCCATCCCGCTGTAAACATCTCATGGTCTTCGACAATCCATGCATACTGCTCAATAAGGGTGATGAAATTTTGGTGGGGATAAAACAGGCCGGGAAACGCCACGGGATGGGTCACACCCACATCGGGGATGGTAAATACAGCCTTTCCATTGGGCTTAAGCAATTTCTTCATCTCAAGAAGAACGTTATCTATTCCCGCGATGTGTTCAAGAGTCTCGCTGCATATTAGCCAATCAAACGGCCCCTCGTTATCGAAAAGATGGGCGAACGGTTGATTAAGGTCCACCCGAAGAGATAGGAAGGGACAAAGCTTACTCCCAATCTTTGCTCCGTCTAGCCCCACAAACGTGTTGGAAGAATCCATGCGTTTGAAGAAGTTTCCCCGCCCGGCCCCGATATCCACTACGCGCTGATTCTTAAGACTATCCAGCCCAAAGCGTTTAACGGTCCAGTCGATGCGCCCGCTGTGCTGACGGTCATAATCATCTGCGTATCCTTGGGCCTCATTCTTGGTGTAAAAGCCCTCAACATATATGTCTGGTTGATTGGGTATCATTTGTCAAGTTTTTCTAGCGCCGCCATACGCAGAAAGGTGGAGACCTTAATCCCCGCCTTTTTCGCGGCGGCTTTAATGCGCTCGATAAGACTTTCTTCTAGCCAAATGTTATAGCGTTTACTTGCCATAGCTACTTATACACCAATTTTATGTATTTTTCTTAACCTGACGCTGATTTTTTACTGAATCATCCATTTTGTGCATCCATTACCACATACCCATTGAGAAAATCGTCTTCAACTTGAGCGCGATAAGTCGGTCCCAAATCTTGCCAAACGCCTTCGGCAATTTTTAGGGAATAAGTTACGTAATCCTTATCGACCTTTGTCACAAGACGTTCATATCCGGCCCGAGGGCAAAAAACGACCTTACCAACGGCATCTTCCATACTGATAAGTTTAGTCTGCATAAAGAGGCTTGTCCAAATCGTCTTCCTCGCCGGGGCGCGTACCAGTATGTCCCACCCGAATCTTCTCCGGATTGAAACAGGCGAAGGGGGTAGCCGGGCGCATGCTGATAATCTTGAGGGCTTCACCCAATCCGTGCTCAATGTGCTTGGGTAGATTGGTCGAGGCTACCAAAGCCAGTGCAGCCCGCAAATCGCGAGTTCGATAGAAGGCTGGGTTCATCGAAAAATCGTCGTGAAGAAATGAGTAGTCATCATGGTCCACGGCCTTACGGTCAAGGTTATGCTTCTGTTTGAGACGGTTGATTCGCTCCCTTTCGTTGCTGAACCTTGGGATACGCACCTGAACGAGGTAGGGGTCATTGTCAAGATACCTCGCAGCAAGTCCAATGTACTTGAGAAGATTTTCTCCGTAGGCCTTGATAGACCAATCGTCTTCTAACATGAAGACAAAAGGAGTTTTCACCTCATTGATTATCTTAAACGCGTCTTGTAAATACCCTATCTGATGACTATCGGTCCCGTGCGACCATTGTCCTTCGGAAACAAAAATTCGAAACTTATCTGCTCGCAACTGATAATCCATCTCGAACGCCGCGCCCGGACTTTCCCCGGAATCCTTTATGTGGGCAATAAGGTCGCCCCAATAGCCTAAAGGCAGCGCACTGCGAAAAGATTCTATCGTCCCAAGATAACGCGACTCAACACCAAAGTGACCCTTGGTGGTAGTCATCAGACACAGAGTAACAGGAATGGAGGACATCACTCCTTCTTCTCTGCCGCCTGCTCCTGCTGCTTACCCAACTCTTGGGCCATCAAAGTCAACTGCGCCGAAATCTGGTTGAGCACTTCCGGGTGCATGCGCGCAAAAAAAGTCGCGGCCACCGTACGCTGGAAGAAGGACGAGACCCAAACGGAAATTTCTTCCGCCCACTCAATTTCATTGAAGGGAATATTGTCCTTGTTGACAATCTTGACCTTGAAGTCCACGTTGTCCAAGGTGGTCGGGGCGCTGGGCGGAACGGTTATCACGAGATTGCTGTACACAATGCGGGTACCGCTCTCCTTAAGAACAATCTCAATGTTGCCGTCATCGGCAATGTTGAACGTGAACTTCTTGCCCTTGTGCTCGCGCTCCTGAGAGGTCAGCATTTCGCGGGCGAACGGGCTGTAGAAGGTATAGTCGTAATAGCGGCTCAACAGATGGAGCACGGCGTGGACGGACTTGAAGATTTCTTCGGATTCGGTAGGTTGGGTGGGTGTATCGTTCATGTTAAAAGTAGATGATAAGGGTTGGTTTCTTGAGACGCTTGGCGATAGAGAGGGAATTGGCGGTGCCTTTGGACTGGCCATCCCAACAAGCCAAGACAAAGTCGCTGTTGCTGATGATATCCTCATTGCGGATGAACCCGGCTGCTTTACCGTGCTTGTCCCAGTCGGGCTTGAATACGGTTAGTTTGACGCCAAAGTGGGTAGCAATTTGCTCACCCATTGTATCTGCGCCCGCCGCGCCACCGCTGATAACCTCATTAAATCGTGGAACATAGCAGTCCTTGAAATGCTCGTAGTCACAGAGGTATTCTTCCACCATGGTGAGTAGGCGACGATAGTCAGAAAAACCTCTTGAACCAACGATGGCGAGTTTCATGTCCCTCTATCTTAACGGGCCTGTGCCCCTGCGTCAACTTATTTCGACCATATTCTTGTGGTCGTGGTCGTCCGTGAAATCCCTGCGCTCCAACACGTGGTAGCGCCACACATCGTTCAAAATCTTTTCCTCGCGCAGAAACTTCTTGAAGTCCTCGGGCATATCTTTCTGATGCTCAAGCATATACGTCTTGATTGAGTCGGCGGTAAGAGCCAACCCAAGCTTGGTCCGGCAATACTCGCGGAAGACCAACCGGCGCGTCTCCCTCATGGGGAACAACTTCTGGGGGTCACCATTTTTCTCTAACCCCAGCAACACGTGATTCGAACCCCAAGGTTGCCCGATATAGTACTTCAAATAGTGGTCTACAAAATGGAAACGGTCAGGGCGCTTGATGGGACGAACGTTCAGCCTGATTTCTGCCTCGTTAGGAATAAATGGACTAAGTTCAACCGCCTGCATTCCGCCATCCAAACGTCGTAAGCCCTCATGGGGAGTCCCCTGATACTGAAGAGACTCATGATATTGGAACAGAATTGGCTTGCCGTAGTAGAAGAATGTATTGATAGGAGTTTCATCGCCCATAGGTCCAGCCCCACGCCGTATCATTCCACCAACATGTGTTTTCAAGAACTTGGGGACAAGCCGTTCTAGTGTGTCGCACTGCATAACCCACTCTCCCTCTTGAACGGCCCCACAATGCAAAGCCACATTGCGCGCTAGGTCATGTCGTCCAGTATAAGGAAGGTACGTGATGCGGCCCTCTCCCTTGATTAGCTCCAAATACTGAGCCTCCTCATCCGTGCGCGCACCAAAGTAAACGGCGCACACCCCGTTGAAATGGGCCTTGATGGGCTCCCACAGTTCTGTCAGGTCAACCAGTGACCCCGGCCCGCACATGAGGGTGAGAAAGATTTTCACTTCGCTCTTCCCCTCGTCCCGCGTCCCTTGTTAATTTCCATCTTGGCTATAACCTCAGCTTCGATGTCAATCCCATTTTCCTGAGCCATACCCGCTACGCGCAAGATAATATCGGCTAGTTCCGTTCCCAGTTTGTCCGTAGGCTTTTCACCCCGGCACTCGTTTGCGGCCTCACCGATTTCCGACGCGATAAGAGCCAAGTCCTCCAAAGGAGTGCGCTTGCCTGCCCAGCCCACGGATTGGAGCCACTGGTAGTGGTGTAATGCGATGTTCTTGAGGGTCATTCTTCGTTCCAATGTTTGAGGTTGTGGGGGTGATAAGGAATTTTATCAAGGTCTTCGTTAGTCAAGGGCTTTTCCACCTTGGTCCCGTCACGAGCCGACCAAACCGGTGCCCAGAAAGCAGACTGACGAAGCCGTTGTTCGCGATAGAGCCAGCCTAGATGGACCACGTATGGATAGGCGGGATTAGGCGAATGACCAAGAGGTTCGCTGTCAACAAGGGATGCGGTGGGGATTAGAAAACCCCCGTAGGTATCTATCAACTCGCACGTATCAGACCGTTGGATATCGGTCGTCCCATCAGGGCGCGCTGCGAAGGCAACTCTACCCCGCTTAATGAACGGCTTGTTGCGATGCAGATACCATTTCTTTCCCAGAGAACGGTAATGGTGTTCGTCATGAAAGAGGTCAATCACGTTGACAAACAAAGCATCATAACCCCACTGGTTCAGGGTTTGCTTGGCTGTTTCCCATTGAGCGCGGTTACTGAGCGGCAAAACCTCATCAATATCTAGCAGCGTGCAATACTCGCGGTTGCACTTCCTCAAAGCCTCGTTCTTTATCATCCCGTCAAAAAGGGGATTGCTCAGAGGAATGTCTGTCGCCGTAATGGTATATTCTACCCCATTGCCCGGCTTGGCTGCTAACTCGCGGGTATACTCAGTCACTGCCGCCAGAGTATCATCTGTTGAAGTGTTGACGGCAATACTAATCTGCCCCTCCCCGTTCAAAAATCGCGTCCAGTTGTCCAAAGTCTCGTGCCATGGGAAACCCATTGCGTTGGCGTTGTAGAGCGCGCAGTAGATTGAGTGGTCTTTCATGGTTTCACAAATTGTACCACTTCCCTCTTAATTTTTTCACCCACTTCTTGGGCTTTTTCAAAAAACTGTACGGAAAGACTAACGACACTCTTTTCTAAGACTTTAATAATCACTTCTTCAGCCTCTTTCCTTTTTTTAACATCATCAGAAACCAAGGCGACGAATAGCCGTCTATGTTCCGGAGTATCCACGACTTCAATGGGTATACTAAATAATAGGCTCATTTTTGTTTTCTCCTGAATCTTACTCTCAAATCCTCAACATAATCCTTCTCCATCTTGGCCAACTCGGTTTCGTCCCAGCAGTGGAAGGAATCCTTGACCTCTTGTGAGGGAACGGTTGCATCAACCCATTCGCCCCGCTTGGCGGTCTCAAACTCTTCGTCGGTAATCTTGGGGTAAACTGCGTCCTTCGTTACGGGCGGAACGATGACCCACAAAGCCTTGGTGTCGGTGCGATGCAGCCAGACTCCACCGTCGCCCATATCCCTCAGCGCATAAACCCCGTTGTCCGCCACCCAAGGCGCGGTCGGCGGCATCCAATGAACTAGATTTTCTTTCGCGTAGATATCCTGAATCTGCCGCTCACGCCACACACCGTCATGATACTTGCCCGCGCCGTGATAGCCCAAGAATCCGTTTCGTTCCATGTCCTTGTAGAACCGGGTGGAGATAAGATGGGCGCGCTCACTGTAGATGCCCGCACCGCAAGGTTGTCCAGCCAAACTGATGGACCCGACCTTCTTCACCCCGTCGCCCGCGCCGAACTGGTTGACTAGACTGACGAACTCCATCTCGGTAAAGTCCCGCGCAAAGATTTGGTCGTTCTGTAGGTACAGAGTAACCGGGCTGAAGACCGCCGCGAACAGGTCACGCGTGCCCAAGCCTAGACCAGTGGATTCACGGTTGACTATTAGCTGGTCTACTAAGCCGTCCTTGACGAACTGAAGAGGATAATCCTCGCCTGACCCGTTGTCGCAAAAAATAATTTTGTGTCCGACCTTGAGGTGGCGCTTGACCGACTCCAAACAGAGCCGACTTTCATGGGGCTTACAAAAGTCAAGGACTGCCACCGTGAGGATAGGTTCCTGATAAGTCATTAGATAGTGTGATAAAGCGAAATGATACGAGCGGCTACCGCTTTGGCAGTAAACTTGGGCACAAAAGCCAGCGACGCATACCCGGTCAGGTCGGCCTTAATCTGTTCCTTCCACTCCTTGTTGTCCTCAATAGCACGAATCAGCTTGGCCGCATCCGAGATTGAGTTGATGCCTTGGTAGTGCAAAGCAAGAGGCGACTGAACCCAGAACTCGTCAAAGGTGCTGAGGTCCGGCGCAATGATGGGGATGGCCCCGCACACAGCAGCCTCAATCGCGGGTAAACCAATCCCCTCGTTCTTCGACATCATCATCACGTAGTCCACGCTGTTGTAGAGGTCGTTCAGGGTCTCGTCGCTGACAATCCCCATGCGCGTGCCGTAGCCCATGTATTCTGGACCAACAACCACAACCTCGTGCTCATTGAACCCGGCGTGAATCAGTGCTGAAATGGCCGCGCCCGTCCGCTTGTTGGCGTCACCCGTACGCCCAATCAGCATGGCCTTGAACTGGGGAAATCTTTTTGTCCCAGTGGGCTTGACGGGCTTCATGGGGTAGTAAATGGCTTCGGCGTCAACCCCGCACTTTTCCTTAAGCTCGGCGGCAACGGTCTTGGAGATGGCCGTGATGCGCGAAGACTTGGGAAGCTGCTGCTTTAGTCGTTCCACAATCTGGGCGTGCTCCACGCAGTGAGGACAAATGTCGAGGACATTAAAGATGGTCTTCTTGTTTTGGGTAAGGTCAAGGTATTGGTCGAACGGTGGATTGCCCACGAACACAAAGTTCACGTCGGGGTCAGTCACATCAAACGTATGCTCATGACCTAGCTCCGCAAACCCAGCGCGAAGCTGGGGGATTTGGCAAAGCTGATTGGCATCAGCGCCTAGGACGGAAACCTTCATCGGGGCAACTCCGGGTTTTCGAAAACGTTGCCGACAACCCTCATGGTTTCGGTGTTGAAGTTAGCGTCATTGGTAGCCCACTCGTATTCGCGTCCAAAGAAGAAGGTACCGTTTTGAAAGAAGACCTCACCTTGGGCCTTGTCCCAATCGTTTTCCCCAACCTCGTATTCAAACTCTACGATATCACCCTCCCAGATATCCTTGCCGTTGATGTCCTTCAACCCGGTCCACTGCATGATAGGACAGATATTGCCGTTATCGGGCTTGGGGTTGTCCTTGTTCCAACTATCACAGGCAGGATTGACCCACGCCCAACCAAACTGGTTGCCGGGGCCGTACCAGAGGATGCCACCCGCGTTCCAGCAAAGGGTTTGGACATCAACCATTTTGTGATGGTCCCATGCGCGGAAAATAGTGGGACGGATTTCGTAAGTGAATTTACTCATGGTCTTAATAGTATTCCTTCTGTGTCACTTTGTCAACTTTTGATAGAACTCCGCACACTTGTCGTCCACCCGGATACGGCTCGGGCAGAAGTCTTCCAAATAGAGGGAATCCAAACTACGGACGCGGCTGAGAGCCGAATAAACAATGCCCGTACCAAATGCTTCGTTCAGGTCAATGTATGCACAATCCAGTGTGGCCGACTGGCACTTGTGAACCGTCAGCGCGTAGGCTATCCGGAGAGGAATCTGATTGCGCGTTGCCACCGTGCGGTACTTCAAGTCGCCGTCCAACCCCTTTTGCTGCTCCTTGATTTGCCACTCAACGTTGCTGACCACCGTGCTGCCGTGCTTGAACTTGACTTCGACCCCCTCAGTAGTAAAGCATTCGACTACTCCGATGGAGCCATTGACAAACCCAGCCTCAACGTCAAGGTTGCTCAGCAACATGACTTGCGCGCCTTTCTTCAACTCAATCAGTTCCGCCGCTGGGCAGTTCTTGTTGAAAATCTCGGTGTAGTGCGGACCACCCATGTCGCGGGCGCGAAAGAAGAAAGACTCCTCCTTGATTTCCGCCAGCTTGGCGTTGTTAATCCGGTCCACGTCCACGTTCTTGCAGTAAATCATAACCGGCTTCAAATCCTTGGGGATGGGCGCGCCAACCCGGCTCTTAAGCAAGGCAATGTTCGTGATGTCACCAAACCGTAGCTCGTTGAGCAGCTTGGCAAAGTCACTGTTGTTGTCCTGCCGCACAATCTCCGTCAGCGCGCAAACCTCAATCTTGGCCTCGCGCCATGACCGGCTTTCGAACACGTAGGTTTTGACCGCATCGTTTTTCCACACCGGAGGCAGTTGGAGCAGGTCACCCGAGAGCAAAAGTTTTACCCCGCCAAACGGCATGCTTGAACGGCGAAAGTATTTTAGGATGATGTCCAGCTTGTCCAGCAGTTCACCCTTAATCATGCTGACCTCGTCAATGAGCAGCACCTTGACCGACTCAAGCCGCGCCGCAGCTTTCCGGTTCTTGTTAATCTTGGCAATGAGAACCCCAACTTCTTCTTCGCCCAGCCCAATACCGGCCCACGAGTGAAGAGTCTGTCCGCCGATGTTAAAGGCTGAGACGCCCGTGCTGGATGTCTTGCACATGGTTACCCCATTGACGGCCAGAAAGTCATACAAGACCTTGACGCAGAAACTCTTACCTACGCCCGCCGAGCCGGTGATAAACACATTGCCACCCATGAAGAAGCGTTCAAAAAATTTTTTCTGTCCTTGCGTCAGGGTCTTCCACTCGGAAGTTTGCTGGAAACGAGAAAATAGATGGGTGAGAGAATTTGCTTTACCGAGTGCCATAAGATGGCTACAATCATAAGGAATGAGAGGTAGTGTGTCAAGGCCATTCCGCGCCAAACGAGAAAAAGTTGACAGACCAGTTCATTTTGCTTATTATGCAGTATAGCATAGGACAGAACTCGCCAGCCGACTTCTCTACCGTTCCATTTAACACTGTCCTATCAAAATTTTTTTCAGGGTGCCCACCCAGCTTGGGCCGTCCTTCCCACATCGACGCAATAGCAGAGGTGGGCGTGTAAATACGGAACATCCGCGTACGGCGGGTCCATATCGAAGGTGCGGTCTCTAGGGTAAGCCTGCCAGAGTGCGGGAAAACGCAAGAGTAACCAAGCGAATCGAACAGTGTTCGAATCACTCACTATGTGGCTACGACAATCAGCCAAGGCTAGGAGGGGCAAACCGCAAGCCGAGACATAGTTTTGTATACCATAGGCTCCAAACGGCTCCTGTCAATACTAAGAGTACCCTAATTCGTTAGGGTCTCTTTGTGCCCATTTGTCCACCGGCCCCCGTCACTACGTTCCGGTATCTTCGCTCCGCTCAGATAGCAAAGATGTTTTCAGTCAAGCCCATCATCGGGTTCAGCAAGGCGCGATTTCACCCGGTTCCAGTCTCGGATTTAGTTCACTGCTAACTCTTTCTCCTTTCAAGCGACTCGACCAGCCTCCTTGAATAAGCTTAACTTATAACAGATAAACTAGTTAGGTACAGAGACCGAAGGATAAGACTGAATGAGCATAGCGAATTCACCGCGAAGCGGCATGGGGTAAAATAAGTATAGCAAAAAGTTGACAGTGGATACCATTATTGCTATTATCGGGTATAACCTGATACTCTTCGGAGACTAATATTGTGCTAGAAGCCACGCTAATTTACGCCCTGTTCACATGGTTTTTCTTTTTTCTCTTCAACTATGCAGAGATAACTTCCAAGCCCTCCACGTGGGCTAAGGGGTTCTTGGGGGCGAAACTCGGATACCCACTGGGGTGTGCGCTATGCTTCTCGTTTTGGACGACGCTGGGTTTGTGGCTGATATTCCCCATCCCCTTCCTCTTGGTGCCGACCGTTGCGGTTTCCACCCTCTTTATTGACTTGGCTTACACCAAGCTGTCTGCATCATGATTTCAGACCTTGACCTAATCAACCGCATCAAGAAGGAGCAGGATTCCACGGCTGTCACCGAACTGGTGAACCGCCATACCGGAATCTACATGAATATATTGAACGAGTATGCTGTTCGCCCGTGCTTTCGGCACAAGGCCAACGTGCCCGATTTGAAGGATGAGAACTATATCAACATTTATCAGTGGGCGCTAAAATATGACCCAACTCTGGGCATGAAGTTTGGCTCCTATGTTGGCAGCATGACGAAGTTCATGTGCAAGTCGATTATCACAAAAGGTACTGAGAGTGTCGAGGTGGACGAGGATAAATTGATGTCCCCTGAAGAGGGGATTGCCGAGCACGTGGAAAATGAATCCGTGCTGGATGAGGTGAAGACCGAGGTCAAGGAAACGGATGACCCCGTGTTCAGAAAAATTTTCAAGCTGCGTTACGGGGGCAAGAAACAGTTGAGTTGGCGTCAAATCGGAGAGGCCGTCAACATGACCCACGAAGGGGCGAGAAAACTTTTCAACAAGCACATGAATCTAATCAAGGAGCACGCGGCTGCGTAACAATTTAACCCATACAAAAATGCACTACAGAAACGGCAGAGAAGCAAAGAACGGCGATAAAATTATCAGTCTCAACGGCGGCAAAGTCGAAGCCTTTGGCGTCCTCCACAGCGCGACACCGGGAAACGACTATTGCAACGGACGTATTGCCATAGACCAGTCAACGCAAGCCGGTGCCTGTATGTGTGACTGTCTGCATGTTGATGACCTTGCAGCCATACTTGCGGAGAAGGGCTTGGATAAGCGCCCTTCAGCCAAATAAAAAGTTCTTAATATGACCCATCCATCCACCCAAGAGTTTGCTCTGAACGTGCCCATCAACGCGGTTTCGTTCGGCCAAGTGTCCGTCGCCATCATGCGCGAGCTAAAGAGCCGTGGCTACCAGCCCAACATTTTTCCCATCGGGGGACAGGCCGATTTGAGCACTCAGAAGAACGACCCTGAGTTCAACCAGTGGCTTGGTCATTGTATCAACAATGCGCAGAAGGACCATTCCCGCAAGAAAACCTCCATCCGTCTGTGGCATATCAACGGTAGCCTTGAAACCTACAGTGAAACCGACTCGCGCCTCATCACGTTTCATGAAACCGACCAGTTGACCCCCTACGAGATTAACGTGCTGAAGAACCAGAGCAAAGTCTACGTCACGAGCAAGTTTACCCAGCAGGTTTTTGCCACGTTTGGAATTCAGGTAGAATATCTGCCGCTGGGATTTGACGCCCATAATTTTGCTCCGCTGGCCAAGCGACCCAAGATTGATGGGGCTATCCAGTTCGGTTTGGCGGGTAAGCTAGAGGTGCGTAAGAACCACCTAAAGATTCTCAACCTGTGGGCCAAGAAGTACGGCAACAACAACAAGTATCGGCTAAACGCCGCCGTGCATAATCCCTTCCTCAAGCCCGAGCATATGAATGCGCTGATTGGGCAGGCGCTGGAAGGCAAGCCGTGCCGGAATATCAACTTCCTGCCGTACATGGGTAACAACGCGGAGTACAACAATTTTCTTCAGGCCAACGATATTCATCTGGCCTTGTCCGGGGGTGAGGGCTTTGACCTTCCCGCTTTTCAGGCTACAGCCTTGGGGGCTCACACGGTTGCCCTGCGCGCCCACGTGTACAACGACTATCTCAACGACCAGAACGCGGTGTTGGTCAGCCCCAATGGCAAGCGCCCCGCCGCTGACGGAATTTTCTTCCACCCCAATTCCCAGTTTAATGTGGGCAATTTCTTTGACTTTGACGACAAGGCTTTCTACGCGGCTTGCGAAGAGGCTGAGAAGCGCGTGGCTCAGGGGCTGAATACGAATGGACTGGAATTACAGAAGAAGACGTACGCCCAGACGGTGGACGTTTTGCTAAAAGACCTCAAATGAAACTCAAGCAGTGGCTGACTCGGTTTAATCAGCGCGCCGCATGGTATAGCTACAACCTAGCCAAGCGCTGTGCTCTTCTCTTGGACAACAACTCCATATGGGTCAAGCGTCCCGCTTATACGGAAAAAAATCTTGGGCTTCGAAAGGTCGGAAACCAAAAAGTCAGGTGTTGGCAGGTTACCGATTCGCACGGGGAAAAGTTTGTCCGTGTAGACGATACATTTAGTTTCCTCTCTTACGGTGCGCCCACTTTCGGTGTATCCTAACCACTGCTTGACTAAGAAAAGTAATAGTCCTACCGGTCTGCTCCGTCCCTATAGCATGGAGCCCAAGTCAGAGTATCTGACCCGTTTCACCTCAAACCGCGACATGAGGGAATTGTATCCGACCATTGGTCGGCGCACCGCAGCGGCCAAAAACCTTTTCAGGGAACGCTGGGAAAATGCCCCCGTGACCGTGACCAAGGCTGATGGCAACCAGTTTTTCATAGACTAACATGCCCAACTACGTATTCCAAAAGGTAGGAAGTGAAGAGACCAAGGAATTTGTCTTCTCCATGAAGGACGCCCCCTTATTCGGGAGCGTGATTAAACGTGACGGGGTCAAATGGAAAAGGCTTATGGTTAACCCGCAGGTAGCCTGCTCAGGGTTAAAAGCCATTGACCCTTATTCGTCCCAAGCTTTTGTCAACAAGACCGCACAGATGAAGGGCACGGTAGGTGACTTGTGGGACCTAAGCAAAGAGCAAAGTGAAAGACGCGCCCAAAGAGAGGGTGGTACGGACCCGGTTCGTAAAAAATATTTTGCGGATTACAAGAAGAGAAAGCGCGGAACCCCACATTCACAAGAATTGGCCGAAGGACATAAAGCTGCGAAGGAACATCTTGACAAGGGATTGAAAGCACTGGGCGTTTCAATCGTCAATCCGGGGCTGCTTAAATAACTCCACTGGCCTTAAGGGCTCTTTTCCAGTTCTCTCGATAATTGGAATACCAAAGCCATTCAGCGCGAAATCTTCCGATGTCTTTTCCTGCTTTTTCTGACTCAATCCACTTCAGTTTCTCAATCTCTTCCTGTTCCAACCGATGAAGGATGAACAAGTTAGACCTTTCGATTGGAAACATATAACCAGACTGCATAAAAAAGTTGACACCACCTCGCAGGATGGTTACTATAGCAATACACTGATAGATTCATTCATTTAACCCAACAAAACTATGGCACTAGGCAATCATAATCGCATCCAAGGCAAATCGTACTCCATCAAACT